TCTCCATCAGCAATTCCACCGTAACACTGCAGGCGCCGAGTGGCTCGGTGGTCGCGGCGATCGATCTGAACGCGTTCCCGACGGTCGAGGAGCTGGTCGACAACATCAATTCGTTTGCTGGCTTCACTGCCGTCGTCAACGGAGGGTTTGGCACCAACCCGACGCTTAACGCATTGGACAACCTCGCACCGGCAGACGTCCTGACCGCGCCGTTGAATGTGCTGGCGAACCTGCAAGCGCTGGTGAACTGGTTCAACGGTTCCGCTCAGCCGCTGGTGGTGGCGACGCGCGTGCCGGGGGCAGGAACGCTGCCTGTGGCTCTCCCGTACACGTACCTGACCGGTGGATCGGACGGCGTCACGACGAACCTGCAATGGTCGAATGCCTTCGATACGTTGCAAGGGCAGGCGGTGCAATGGCTTACGCCGATTTCCTCGGATCCGGCCATTGCGGCGATGGCAGATGCGCACGTTCAGTTCATGTCGACGATCGGGCGCGCTGAGCGTCGGGCCATCGTGGGCATGGCGCTCGGCTCAACCGACGCGGACGCGCTGCTTGCGGCGAAGAACCTGAACAGCGATCGCACGTCGCTCGTGCACATCGGCTACTACGACTACGACGCGACGAACATCCTACCCGGCCTTCAACTCTATTCGCCGTATCTGGCTGCAGCAGCGGTCGCTGGTGCCTTCTCTGGCGTGAGTCCTGGCACACCGCTCACCAACAAGTCGCTGACCTTCCGGGGCCTTGAGCGCAACCTGCTGAACCCGACGGACACCGATCCGCTCATCACGGGTGGCGTGCTGTGTATCGAGAACACGTCGACCGGCTACAAGGTCGTGCAATCGATCTCGACGTGGCTCACGAATTCGAACTACGACAAGGTCGAGCAATCGGTGGGCGCGGCCCTCGATTACGTGGCTCACAACGTTCGCGACGCGCTCGACGTCCTGCGTGGTTCGAAGAACAACCAGATCACGCTTGCGCGCGCGGTGACCATCACCGAGGCGACGCTTCGCCAGCTGGCGATTCCCGATCCGCAAGGCCCGGGCGTCCTCGCCGGCGACGCTACCAGCCCGCCCTACATCAACATCACCGCCTCCAGTGTTGGCGACGCGATTGCCGTGTCGTTCCAGTGCTCGCCGGTTCTCCCTGCGAACTACATCGCAATCACGATTTACGCCGTGCCGTTCACTGGCACCGCGACTGCATAAGGGAGTAACTCATGGCAACCGCAAACACTCAGGTCAACCTCAAGACCCGCTCTGGTAACCGGATCATCCTCACCTTCGGCGGTGCGCAGATCGGGATGATCCAGTCCCTGAGCGCTGAAGATGACTACGCGCCGGAACCGGCCTCTGGTATCGGGGATATCCACATTCAGGAGAACGTGCCGACGATCGCGCGGCACAGTTTGAGCGTGCAGGCGATGGTCTTGAATGTGGGCGCGATGATCACGGCGGGCATTGCTCCGGAGAACGGCGACGCTGTTCTGTTGGGTCTTGTCTTCAACACGGAAATCTACTCCAAGGATGACGGCACGTTGCTGCGCAATTACATCGGTTGTTCCTACGCGTCGGGTTCGCTCGAGGTGTCGAAGCACGCGATTGTGATGCAAACGGGTCGGCTGCTCGCGCTCGACGTAGCAGGAACAGCAGCGTAATAAATCGCCGGGTGCTTGCGGGCGCTCGGCTTTCTTTTGTCTCAGGGGATCAGAATGGCGCGCACTGCAAATTCAACGGACTTCACGGTCGATGTCGACAACATCGGCCGTTTCATTTTTGGGCGCCGCACCGCTGGCGACGTGTTCAAGATCCGTGCGCGCTATTCGGTCGCCACGGAAGGGAACTACGAGGAAGACGGCCGCGTGGCGGATATGGGTGGACTCGCCTACGTGACGATCCAGACGCTTCAGGTCGCCGCGCCCGAAGGCTTCGCCGTCGAAGACCTCGATCCGATCATGGACGATGACTTCGAAAAGAAAATCATGGCTATCTTCAAAGCGCTCCGCGCGCGGGAGTTGTCTTTTCGTCCCAGCCCGCCGAAAGCAAGCGAAAGCCCGGGGGATGGAGCTGGCGCGGAGCTACGAGTTTTGGTACCGGAAGAAGTACAACCTGACGCCGACGGACCCCCGCTTTCTGGAAACAACGGCTGAACAGATCGAAGCTGAGTGGTGGGCGTACCACTATGAGGACTCGACCGCCAGCGTCGAATTTGACGACGACGATGAAAACGCTGCCGAGGACTACAAAGCCAAGATTATCCGCGAGGGCGAAGAGGCTGAAGCAGCGGCGAGACGTGACGCCACAATCGTCGAGATGGTTGTTGATCCGGCAACCGTCGACGATTGGGAAGAGGTATAAAACATGGCTGAAGTGAAGATTGGCGTGAACGCTGATGGCACAAATGTAGCCAGAGCGATCGATCAAGTCACTGCCGCCATCAACAAAATGGGCGCCGCGGTCGCTGCCGCGAGCCGCCTCAAGTTTGAGCCGGTCGACGTCAAATACACGGAGCGCGACCTCTCGCGCATCAACACACAATTCGGCCAGGCGCTCAAGCAGTCAGCTGCGCTGCGCAACGCTGTAAAGAATTCGGGCCAAGAGGGCAGGAGCTTCGCGCAGATGGATTGGTCGCGCACGAGCATCGATCCTGCGGCTGCGCAAAAGAACCGCGACCGGGCCTTCAGGCATTCCACCGCCGGCACGGCGTGGGATATGACCAACTTCGACGCCGAGGACGCTGGTCCGGGCGCAAGGGGTCCGGGCGGGCGTGCTGATACCGGCACCTATTGGGGCCGAAATCGCACGCGCGACCGCGGCGAGGGTAGCGTTGGAGGCCGGATCGGTTCTGTGGTCGGCACCGCAGCTAGTTCGTTTGCGGGGGGCTTGGGCGGGGGCGTTGGGAGGATCGCGAACGGCGCGATTGGCGGAGCGTCAGCGGGCGCCGCCGAGGGCGGTGGGCTGCTGGGTGGTATGGGTGGCATGGTGAAGGGCGGGCTGGTTGCGGCGGCGGCAGCAGGCGCCCTTAAGGCCGGACAGATGGTCATGGAAGGCTACGGCATGGCTAAGGACCGCGATATCGGCCTCGACACCGTGAAGCGCCAGATGGGCGACAACGGTATCTCGTTCGATGAACTGAAGTCTGGGTCTGACACTGCGTCGCAAGGACTCGGTGTCAACGCGAAGGAATTCGCCAGCCTCGAGCAATCCCAGCTTGCCGCCTCCCACGGTGCGTACCGGCACGCTCAGGATTTGGCAGGAGATACAGCGACGAGCGTCGGCTTCGCGCGCTCGTTCGGCACGGACCCGAGCCAAACGGGCAGTTTCTTCGGTGGGATGAAAAACGTTCGCGACCCGCGCCAGAACAACAAAGAATTGGCAGTGTTCATCGCCGAAGCCATCCAGCGCGTGGGTGGTCGAGCGATGGCTTCCGACGTCATGCAAGCGGTCCTAGCGAATGCCACCCAGACGTCGCGCAACAGCCTGTCCAGCGCCAACTCTGACGCGTTTGCGGGTGCCTACACGGGCATGCTGATCAACGGCGGACCGGGGATGAATTCCGACGCCGCTGGCGCGATCCTCGGGCAGGCCAACTCCGCGATGATGCAGGGCGGCATGGCGGGCGAGGCTGGGCAGAATTTCATGCTTCAGGCGCTCAATAAAACCGGACCGATGATGAACCCGGTCGAGGCGAAAGCGCTTGAGGCCGGCGGTTTGTTTGGATCGCGCACCACCGCATTTGGTACCGGCACTCCGCTTGCGAAATATATGGAAAGCGACGGCCACGGCGGCGAAGATAAAGAAGGCAGCGCAGAGATGCACCGCCTTGCCGGTACCTCCGAGGAGGGCGCGGCAACCAACTTCGACGCATTCAAGGCAAAGCTCGAGTCCGACGAGAAGGACAAATGGCTGCGCCTGGACGCGGCACAGCGAATGATGGGCCTGAGCTCGCCGCAGCAAGCGGCGGCATTGCTCAACCTCGACGGCAAGGGCTACGGCTCGCTTAAGGAGAACCTTGGCAACGCCGGGATCAGCCTGAACAACCTCAACGCCACCGGCATCCAGACGGAAGCCGAGATCAGCGGCGCGAACACGAAGGGCGAGCTGGGTAAGGTCTATGGCGATATCCGCGCGCGTACTGGCGTGGGTTCTCTTTCGGACGATGAAAAGAAGCAACTCGACGCGGCTCAGGGCGGCGACCCGGCGGACTTCAAAAAGCTGCTCACGCAGATCATGGCTGGCAAGGACCAGCAGGAAACCGAGGGATCGGATATCCGCAAGGGCAACGCCACCCTCGAAAATATTCAGATTTCGATCGGTGAAAAGCTGGTCCCTGCGATGAATCAGGCGCGTGATGCGCTTTTGTCTCTGGCCGGGAAAAATGGAAAATCCGCCACTCCGGAGGAGCTCGCGCGCGCGGCATCAGATGCCGTTGATGGCGTTAATCAGGGACTCAGTTCTGACGATGATGGCACCGCTCTCGGTGCGTTTAAGCATTACTACAACCAACTAGAAACCGGGCGCTCGGATGCTGACAAGGGAATAGCGCCGCAGGGAAAGGAAAGGGTCGCAGCCTTCGATACGCTCGCGGATCTCGATAAGCAATTCAAGATCCCCGCTGGTGGACTCGAGGGTATTTGGGGAACGGAGTCTAGTTTCGGGGCCAATTCGGGCCGTAACTCGGCCGGCGCTGAAGGGAATTTCCAGCAGCTCGACGGGACCGTGAAACGGTACGGCGTCAAGCGCGGCGACTTCAATTCGGAAGCGACCGGCGCCGCTCGGCAGATTGCCGATCTCATGAAGGCGAACGGGGGAGACTTCGATAAAGCGCTTAAGGATTACGGCGGTTTCGTCACGAAAGACCCGACGAGCTACATCAATAAGGTGCATGGGTATGGCGATATGGATTCGAAAAAGGGATTCATTCCCGAGATGAACGTCGCCGACAACTCGTCCTCCACGGTTCCGAAAGAACTTCAGGATAGCCAGTCCAGCGCGGAGGCGCGCGGCGTAGACGAGTACTGGAAAGCCAAGACTCCCAAGGAACGCCACGCGACGGCGGAGGCGCTCGGCTATACCCCGAGGAAGGGCGGGACTCCGGGCGGAACGATCGACACCGTTGTGCTGGACGTGAACATCAACGCGACGACTTCTGGATCGAACGGAACTGCGGTGCTCCACAACATCAAAAAATCAGTTTCGGTGCCACGCGGCTCAGGCACGACGACTAGCTCAGTGCAGTCCATGTAATGGAAATCGAACTCCGCAAGCCAGGCATCCAGATCCTCTTAAAAAAGAACGTCGGCCGAAAAACGGTCGCCGGTTCCGCACCGCTCTCCCAGCGCTATGCCGGGTCTGGCGGTGTCGTCGACCTGACGCAGTACCTCGGCGAGCACGGCTCTGTACGCGTTCAAAAATCTGTTCGCGGGGGTGCCGGTGCATTCTCGATCGCGTTTCCCGACAACATCGATATTGGCATCCTAGATTCGCTCTACGCGCTGATCGAGCCGATGGACACGCTCGAGATTTATATGGCTGGCAACGCGTATCAGTACGCCGGGGTTGGCCTTCCGATAATGATGCGTGGCTTCGTCTCGACCATCCAGCGCCAACGCGGCATGTCGCCTGATGGCAAGCCCACGCGCACCGTCGTCGTGTCGGGGCAGGACTACGGGAAGATCCTTCAGATTCTTCAGATTTTCAACATGCCGTTCAGTGCGGACGTGGCTGCGCAGGTAACCAACTTTCCGTTCTTTACGCGCTTCGGCTTCAGCCAGCGGCCGCAGACGGTTGAGACGTTCCTTCAGACCGTGTTCAATATGATTGTGAACCCCTATCTGGCGCTCATGCGCGAGAATGCGGACGGCTCGACGAACACTCAATCGCCGCTGCTGCAAATCTCGCTTGATATCCAGAATGACGGCGATCAGGTGTCGCCGTTCGGTACGGGCGGATGGAACACGGGCACGATGGAAAGCCTGATCCAGCAGTTCACTGATATCGGCGCGTTCTGCGAATTCTTTATCGAGGATCGGGTCGATGGTCCTTGGGCTGTGTTCCGTTCGAATCCGTTTCAGGACGCGGCCACGGGCGCCTACATTTTTGACGATCTCAAGACGCCACCCAGCTTCATCCCGCTAGTAAGTGCCGACATTGTGACTATGTCGAGCGAGCGCTCAGACGCGAACGTCGCGAACTACTTTTGGGTGGAGTCGCCGCGGTTCCTCTATAACCACGACAGTACCGCGCGTGCGGTGTCATTCCAGTCCGCCCAGCAGGGCGGTCCTCAGACGGTCTACATGACTGGCTACGGAAACAACAATCCGAACCTGTACGGTATCCGGAAGCTGGAGGAGACGACTCAAATAGCGGGCGGCTCGGAGCTGTACAACGGCATGGGCTTGAATGGCTTGGCGCTGCCGACTAGCGCGTCCGTCGGTATTGATTGGGTCACGAAGCGTCGGGAGCAGTTGATCGCTCAGAACCTGGATAACGTCGTATTCGAGACGGGTTCGATGCACATCAAGGGCAATGAGTTGGTGAAGGCCGGGACGTATGCGCAGCTCACCGAGGGTATCCAACTCGCTGATGCTCCGAACATGGTGAGTCAGTATTACGTCGACTCGGTGACGCACGATTACGAGCCCTACGGGAACTACTTCACGACGGCTCAATTCTCGCGCGGCACCGGGTTCATTGTGCGTTCGCAGCGATCGCAGTCGCAGAACTCGCCTTATTGGGCTGAAATCACGCGAGGTAACGGGCTATGAACCCCAGCGTAGATATCGGCTGGGTCGTCGCGACGTACCCGCAGAGCCATTGCATAGACGTGCTCCTCCCCAACGGTGACCGGCTGGCTGGCATCCAGGCGATGGTGCCGAGCGGGAGCGATACCCACGGGTCCGTGAACCTCCCAACTATCGGCGGGCCGCTGGACGAATCGCGGTGGAATATCGCAGGTCCTCGCTCGCGCTTCATGCGCGCAGTGGTCACGTATGTCCGCGGCATTGCATTCTGTTCGGGTTTTCTGCTGCCGCAGACCTCTCAGGTGACCTTCGATCAGGTCAATCGGAAGGTCGAGCGGCATGCCTCCGATGTCTATTCGACGATCGACGGGTCCGGCAACATGGAAACGTACCACCCTAGCGGGACGTATTTCCGTGTCGGTTCGAACCCTGCCCATGAGGATCTGACGGGCAAGAACTATCAGGAGAATTGGGCAATCGAGGAAAACACCGGCTCGGCACCTTGGGTGAACCTGACGGTAGCGAACGCGGGGGCAGTCGTCGCGAACATCCAGATCGATCCGGAAGGAAACGTATCGCTCACTAACACGGGAAACCTGACGGCGGATGTGAGCGGCACGACGACGGTCAATTCTGGCGGCGCTGCGACGCTCAAGGCGCCGTCCGTGACGATTAACTCGCCTGCCACCACGATCACCGGCACGCTGCTCGTAGAGGGTGCTGTGACGTTCGAGTCGGGTATGACCGGCTCGGGCGGATCGGGGGCCACCGTTACGATCGACGGGTCCATCGCGACGACTGGTGATCAGGTCGCTGGCGGCGTCAGCCAGATTGGTCATACGCACGGCGGGGTGCAAGAGGGCGGCGATCAGACCGACCCGCCGACACCCGGAACGTAAAAAAGGCCCCTTTAGGTGGGGCCTTTACTATTTTTCAGGATGGTTTGCTCAGGCGATCTACTTGATATCGGCTACGGTTCTCGCTGTTCCACCGTTCGCCTTGTAGTCGACCCACGCGTCTCGGATGCTGTTCTCGCAAGTGATGATCCATTGTCCCGCCTTCCGCTTCTCGCTCAAATCTACTACCCCTGATACAGCTTCGATCCGGCGCTCCTCGGCAAGGGATTCCTTGGCTGACACAATGGTCCGCTTGCACCAATGGATTTGCTTCTCGGCGGCATCAGCCTTAAATCCGGGTGTTTTTTCAAACTCGATCTTCGCTTGGCGGTCTGCGTTCGCCTTTGCGATGGCATCGTTCTGCACCACCGTGGCCGCAGCGATACGGTCTTTCTGTGCCTGTTGATCAGCGAGAAAAGCCGCGTGCCCTTGCTGGACATAAGCTTGATTTTGCGCGGCCCACTGCTGCTGTGGCGTCATGCATGCGCTCAGGCTAGTGGCAAGAATGGCGGATAAAAGGATCGTTTTCATTTTATTTTCCTCAGTGCCGGGTTACGTGCACCGGATGACGCACGGTATTGCGTACAACGCAAACTAGCAACACTTATTCATCACACGTGTTGTTTGTCGTGACGCCAGACTCGCGTCATGAGCTTGCTACCGTCTTTCTCCCTGCCGTCTATTGCGATCCCGACCGCGCTCCAGGTGCTCGGCGCTCCCGCGTCGCAGAAGGCCGGTGACCGTCCGATCAGCTTCTCGCTGGATGATTTGGCGACCGGAACGCTCAATACGATCGCGCTCAATATCCGGCCGGAAGAACTGACGCGCACCCAGGTATCCCGCTTGACCGTCCAGCAGACGCTGGGCGGTGCTTGGGCTGATGACTTCGGTGCTGGGCTGACGACGATCAATATCAGCGGCCACACGGGCTGGCGCGGCTCGTTCAGCGGTGGCGATGGCATGGATCTCTTCGCGGCGTTGAGGGCTCAGGTATTCGATAACTGGCACATTCTGCGCAATCAGGCGCGAGCTAACGGGGTCGATCCGCGTTTCGTGCAGCTGGTATTCGCAGACGCGCTCGATTCGACGGTGGACGTGGTCGCGCCGATCAGCTTTACGTTGCGGCGGTCCAAGTCCCGCCCGCTGCTGATGCAATACCAGATATCAATGATCGCGTTGGGCGACATTCCGCCGCCCGCACCGCTTGGTTTCCTCGACTCGCTCATTCAGGCGCTCGGGCTCTCGTCTGTCATCGCCGCGATCAGTTCGATCGTCTCCACTATCAAGGCGGTCGTGGGCTTCGTGGAGTCGAACATCATCGGCCCGATCGTGGCGTTCATGGGCCTGGCGGTCAGTGTTTTCAACACGGCCGTCGCAATCATCGAAACGCCGGCCGCGCTCGTGAGTCTTGTGCTCGGCGTAGCCACTTCCGTGGCGCAGGTCGGTGTCAACATCTTCGGAACACTCGGTGCGGTGGTATCGAATTCGACGAATGTGACAGCGAACCTGATGGCTGTAACGGGTGCGTTTTCCGATATTTTTTGCGTGCTTAAAAATTCGATCGCGCAAGCCAAGACGTACCCGATCTATACGGGGCTGTATGGCGCGTCGAACTGTTCCAGCACGGTTCCCGGCGCGAGTCCGGCGAGTCAATACACGCTTAGTGGCGTGAACCCCTTCTATGACGTGGTCGGGACGGCCACAACGCCGCCGGTCTCGGTGAGCGTGGCCGCACAGGTCGCCATCGACACGATTATCTACACCGATCCGGTGCTGAGTCCGCTCACGCCGGCGCAACTAGCGGCGCTCATCACGACGATCACCAACGGGATCTCGATCACCGCATGACGACAATCTTCGACACGCCACTGGCTGGTTACCGGTTCGTCCAGACGCAATACGGAGACACGCTTCAGGCGTTCGCTGCGCGCGTGCTCGGCGATGCCACAAATTGGGCTCAGCTTGTTGCTCTGAACGGTTTGCTTCCGCCGTACCTGACCGACGATGCCGACCTCGTATCTGCGACGGTCGTTCTCAACGGCTCTTTCATCATGGTCCCGGCCTCGTCGCCCAGCTCGGCATCGACTGATCCGGACTCGGTGTTTAAGACGGATCTTCTGCTCACGCCTGACGGTTTCCTCGCGGTAGCGAATGGCGATTTCGCACTTGTATCCGGCGTGGCGAATCTCACGCAGGCGCTTGAGAACGCGCTCAACACCGACCAAGGCGAGCTGCTTTTTCATGACTCATACGGCACGCTCATGCGCCGCCTCATCGGGACCGGTAACGGACCGACCGCCGGTCTGTTGGCTGCTCGATACGCGAAGCAGACCGTATCGGCCGATTCCCGCATCAGCAGTGTCACCAGCTCAGTGGCCACGGTGCTTGGCGTAGTGATCTCGACGGACGTGCAAGCACAGACGATCGCCGGAACAACTATTCCGATCACCACTTAACGGATAAGGAAACGACGTGGCCTTTCAGATCAAGAATTTTGTCTCGATCGTCGCTTCGATGGTGAATCGTATAAAGGCGACGCAGACGCAGGTCGACGATTTCAACGATGGAGCAATTGGACGTACGCTGGTCGAAGCACCGGCAATTGAAATTGATCAGCTGTACCAGCAGGCGTTCAACCTCGTGAGCGCTGCGATCCCGGTGTCGGTCTACACGTCGTTCAGTTTTGCTGCACTCCCGTCGCTCACGGCGACCGGCCTGGTGCTGGTGAGCATCGCGGCGCAGCCCATCGTGACGCTCGTCTCGGCGGGTTCGCAGTTTACGTCCAGCGGGACGCAAAACGTCTATGCCTCGACCGCGGACGTCTTGATACCGGCTGGGAGCACCAGCGCCGAAGTGCCGGTTTCGGCCACCTCGAGTGGGGCGGCATCAAACCTCGCGAGTGGCAATGTTTTCACGATGACGCCGGCGGCGACTGGACTCGTCGGTGCGACGAACCTGTCTGCTTTCGTGAGTGGGCGCGATGTCGAAACCGGCCCCCAGCAGTTCATTCGTTTCAACAACTTTATCTCGACACTGCCGCGGGGCACGGTGCCTTCGCTCTACTATGGCCTGTCGCTCACGTTTATCTCGGACGCCTTCGGGAACCTCATCGAGCGCGTGGTGTTCTCGAGTGTGGTTGAGCCATACGTGCTCGATGATACGCAGCCGATCGCTTTGGTTAATGCCTTCATCCACAACGGGGTAGGGAGCACATCAAGTGCGCTCGTCGCTCAGGCTAACAAGATCATTTACGGGTACTACCTGGCGAACGGTACCGCTGTCCCGGGCTGGAAGGCAGCAGGCATTCCAGTGATCATCGCGGCTGCGACCGAGGTGCCCCTCGCTGTCACCGGGCGGCTCACGGCGCTGGCTGGGTACGACCAGCCGACACTCTGCGGCCTGGCAGTGACGGCAATCTTCACGTACCTCCAAAACCTGAACATCGGCGCGACCGCATTGTTCGCGGAGATCAGTGCGTTGGTGATGGCTATCCCGGGCGTGTCGAACTTCGTGTTATCGGCACCGGCGCCCGGAGTTGACACTCCGTCGACGCCGAGCACGAAAATCATGCCTGGCGTGATCGGAGTGACCTGACCATGCGGCTCACGAAAACGCTCCTCGGCTACCTGAATCGGGTTTTCAACAAAGACCCGCTTGCGTACCTCGCTATCCAGCTTGACTACATGGGCGGCATGACATGGGAGGTCGCCGACGGGATATTCACGACCGTCGTTGTCGGTGGCCCCGGCCAGAACCTCACGGTCGACTTGTCGACATACACCATCGGCGGGCTCGTCGATTATCTTGCCGCGCAGGCTGGTTATTCAACGCCTTACTCGGATCACACCGCCGGCTCGAACCTGTCCGCGCTGATCCTGCTCGACGGTACCGGCGACATTTCGCTATCGAACGGCGACCACCTGAACGCGTATTCGAACGTGCTGTGGGCGTACATGGAGGCGAACGCGGCAGAGCTGCAGCTTGCGGAAACGCAGATTCAGAACCTTGCGCTCGAGATGGCGACCACGACCGCAGACTCGGTCTGGCTTGACACGCTGGGCGGTTACTACAAGGTGCCGCGCCTGGTGAATGAGCTCGACGGCACGTATGGTCCGCGCATCATTGCGCAGGTGCTGCGGCCGGCCAACAACAACGTGGCCCTCGAGGCCGCGATACAGGTCTACACGGGGCAGTCCGCACTGGTGACCGATGTGGTGCTGCCTGGTGTTACCGGGAATGTCTACAACGGTGCCCATGTACACGACGGGTCAATCTTTTACAACGCAGTGTCGACGCCCATCTACGGGCTGTTCGATGTCGCCTATTCCTACGATCTGATCAATGGTGGCGATCTGTCCACGTTTCAGGCGACCGTGGTCGGTCTGATCAACACCTTGCGTGCGGCCGGCACGCATATGCGCTCGATCTCGCTTCAAGGGTCGGTGCTCGCCGATACGCTCACGCCACCGACCGATTCCTTCGGGAACATGAGTGTCGTGCTCGCGCCGGCCGACACGCTCACGCCACCGACCGATTCAGTGTTGGCAGGCGCTGCGCTCGCGCCTTTTGCGGACACGCTGGTGCAGCCTTCAGATTCCGACACGCTGACGATCAATTACAACTACACGTACAACGGCGTTCGCACATACAACGGGGCCATCAACCATCAAGGCGGGACGGTTGGCACTGAGCATCTATAGCGGGGTCGTGACGCCAGACTGAACCTCACAATATGGAGGTTCGCGTGAAGATTCGCTTTAGGGACAAACTTAAGAAAGGACCGACGGGCGTGCTGTCCTACAGCGTGTTCCGCAATGGCGTACTGATCGAGGAAGTGGAAGATCACAACCTGATCGTCGTCGGTTCGCAAGCCACGCACGCGAACCTGCTCGGTGGCAACGTGGCAAACAGAAGCCTCACGCAGATCGGGTTCGGTACGAATGCCGCAGCGGTGGCGTTTGCCAACACGGCGCTCACCGGAGCGTACGTCAATAACCTCGCTGCGCCGCTCTATCCAGCGTCCAATCAGGTGAGTTTCGGGTTCGCGCTTGGCACCGCAGAAGCGAATGGGATCGCCATTTCGGAGTTCGGAATGTTGACCGCCGGAGGCGTGCTGTATTCGCGTCTGGTTAGGGCGCTCCCCCTTAACAAGGGGCCGGACTTGAGTATGTCCGGATCGTGGACAATCTCTTTCTAAACGTTGAGATGAACGGGGTATGAAAAGGTGTTGTGACTGCAATTTAGACTTGCCACGCGAAAACTTTTCAAAGCGATCTGTCGCGAAGGATGGCCTGAAGCCGTGCTGTAAGTCTTGCGACAGCGCTTATATGCGCGCGCGGCGGATCGCTGATCCCGAAGGAGAGCGCCTTCGAGTTAACACCTATCGGTTAGCCAATGACGCGAAGGTAAAAGCGCGGAAAAAGGTGAGCTACGATCTTGCAGACCCAATTGTCCGTAAGGAAAAGGGCCGCGCATATTACGAGGCTAACAAAGAGGCGCTGGCCGTGCGACAGCGCGCCTACGCCGTAAAAAACGCAGTGACCGTCGCAGCGGGCCATGCCGCCTACTACCGGCAAAACAAGGCTCGCCTCATCGCGCATGGCGCCGCCTATAACAAAACAAACCCTGACGTCCGCAAGCGCGCGCAATCAAACTATTCTGAAAAGAATCGTGTTTCTATAAGTGCGAAAGGTGCCGCCTACAGGCGCGCCAATCCGGAGAAGAATTTCGAACGCGGACGAAAGTGGCGGCTCGCAAACAACGCGCTGGTTAATTCCTACGGGATTCAGAGGCGTGGAATGCGGCTGAAGCGGACTTTGCTTCACGATGCTGAGTTACTTGGTCTGGTCGTGCGCGAAGGCTATGACGTAGCCCTTCTCCGCGAGGCAGCGACTGGCATCAAATGGGAGCTTGATCATACCGTCCCGCTTCAAAGCAAGCTCGTATCGGGGCTTCACAACGAGCACAACCTGCAGGTCATTACCCGTTTCGAGAACCGCAGCAAATCAAACCGTCATTGGCCTGATATGCCATAAGTCGTGACGCCATGCTGTCCTGAACGCTAAGGGACAGACATGGCAAGCCAACCAGAAGTCAGCAACTACGACGTAGGCGTTTATCAGCTTCAAACTTCTGACGGGGTTCAGGGTGGCCTCGGCGGTGCCAGCAACACGCCGCTGTTGAACCTTGCGAACCGCACGAACTGGCTTTACACCCAGCTCAATCTCGTCATATCGGGTGCCACGATCCCGCCGACAGTAGCGGCGTTGCTCAGTCCGATCTTCAGCGGCTCGCCGACTTCGCCGACCCCGGCACTTGGTGACAACTCGCTCAAGCTGGCCACCACGGCGTTCGTGCAGGGCACGGTGAATGGGGCCTTGTCGCTGAGTGTCGCCGGCGGGGTGAACGTCAGCCTCAGTGCGGTTCAAGCGGGTAACGGGATACTGATCCTATCGGGCGCGTTGACGGCCAATATCGCCGTGATTGTGCCGTCCGCATCGCGTAAATGGATTGTCCAGAACCTGACAACCGGTGCCTTCACGCTCACGGTTAAAACGGCGTGTGGCGGTGGGATCGCGATCACTCAGGGCAATACGCAGACGGTCTGGTGCGATGGCATCAGTGTCTTTCTCGCGTCGAACGACTTCCCGAGCGTTGCACTGCTCGGCACGCCTACATCGCCCACTCCACCGGTCGGCGACCAGTCGACGCGTATTGCCACGACCGGCTTCGCCTACACGCTGAAGAACGGCGTCGTGTCCGTGCCGGTTGGTGGCAACGTCGACGTGACGCTCACGCCTGCTCAGTACGGCGTGGGCATCCTGTTGCTGACTGGCGTGCTCACCGGGCCGATTAACCTGATCGTGCCTGCGCAGGGCGGCACCTACGTCGTTGCCAACAATACGACCGGCGCGTTCGCACTCAACGTGGGGGCGGGTGGGGCAGGGACTAAGGCGCTCGTGCCACAGGGTTCCTCTGTCGTCGCCTACTGCGATGCGACGAACGTCGTGCTCGCGGGTGCCGCGGCGACGAGTTCGTTCTCGCTCTACACGTTCACGGCGACCGCCGGGCAGACCGCATTCAACGCACCGTACACGCCTGGAAACATCGTTTTCATGCAAAACGGCGCCGTGCTGTCGCCGCTAAATTACACAGCGATCAACGGTGCAAACGTCACGCTTAATGTCGGGGCGACGCTCAACGACGACGTGTCGATCATCGCCTTTGCATCGTTCACCGTAGCAAACGCGCTGCTGCTCGCCGGCGGCACGATGGCGGGGCCGATCATTCATGCGGGGGGCGACACGGGTGTGACGCCCGCGCAGTTCAATAACTCGACGTTGCTTGCGACGACGGCATGGGTGACACAGTTAGGGAATATTGCGAGCGGCGTCTATCCGTACAACGCGAATACCGGAATCCCCGGGTCGGCGATTGGCGGCTTGGTTTATGCGTACGGCAGCGCCGCGCTGGCTTTCAACCTCCCAGGCTCCGCTGCCTTTGGAATCCCGGTTGGTGCGCAGATAACAGTCCTCAACGCAGCTTCGCTGGCGATGACCTTGTCCTCTGTGGGCACGGACAAAATCAACATTGGGTCCGTTCAGACTGCGGCCATCATCATTCAGCCTAACGACACCATTACCCTGACCTGGAATGCAACGTCATGGTTCGCCTCTGGCGGCGCCACGATGTTGACGAAATCAGGGTTGTTCGCCTCGTCCATAGCTGCACCTGGATGGCAGAAGCTTCCGAGCGGTCTGATTATTCAGTGGGGGAGTTACACCACGTCTTCTCAGAGCATCGGCGTGACGTTTCCGCTGGCGTTCCCGTCCGCCTGCCTCTCGCTGGCGATGAGCGGGAATACTTTGACTTCCGCCGCAATGGTCGGGACTACCTCAATCTCCAGGACGGGATTTACCGCCGTTAGTTATGCGTCGGGCGGCACTTATGTGGCGGTGACTTCTAGCTACATTGCTATCGGATTTTAAACATGAGCCAAAAATACGCACATCTTGACGTCGATCGCTTTGTCATTGGCTTCTATGCCGATGACTTTCATGAAGCGCATCAGATTCCCGCTGGCGCGGTCGAAATTGATGACGAGCACCACGTCGCGCTCCTCGAGGGGCAGTCGGTCGGTAAGCGCATGAAGCTCGACGCGAAGGGTCAGGCGTTGCTTGTGGATCCGGCACCGCCGACGAGCGACGAGCTGGCTACCGCGTTGCGAGGGCGACGCGATGCCGCTCTCGCGGCCACCGACTGGCTTGTCTCGCGCCATCAAGACGAGACGCTGTTCTCAGCCAAGACGACACTCACGAAAGCACAGGGAGACGCGCTCGGTGCGTACCGAAAGGCGTTGCGTGATCTGCCTGCGGTGAAAGCGTTCCCGTCCGTCGATCTTCCCGCTGCACCTGACTTCATCGGAGCCTAAGCCATGAGCCGTTCTGCAATCCTCGCGCAATTGGCATCCATGCTGCTTCCAGACGCGCTGGGGAACATCCTTCTGCCGCAGTCGCCGCCGCAGTTCGATAACTCGTTGAAGCTGGTAACCACGGCTGCGATGAAGGCTGCTGGCAATCAAGCATCCGGCGTGTACCCGTATAACGTCAATACCGGTATCCCTGCTTCGTGCATGGGCGGCCTTGTGTATGCGTACGGATCTAGTTCTCTCTCCTTTAACCTTCCGGGCGCTGGGGCTGCTGGGTTCCCGATTGGCGCGGAAATTACGATCCTCAACGCCAGTTCGCAGCCGATGACGTTGTCGGCCGTAGGAACAGACAAGATCAACTTCGGCGCTTCGCAAGTAGGGTCCGTCATCATTCCGGTGAACGACGTCCTTACGCTGGCCTGGAATGCGTCGTCTTGGTTCGCTTCTAGCGGCGGCGTAATGCTGCAGTATTCTGCATTGTTTGCGGCGAGCCTTGTTCAAGCCTCTGGCTATCAGAAACTTCCGAGTGGGCTGATTATCGAGTGGGGTATCAGTCAGGCCATTACCAATGGAGCGGGTCCGACTTCAGTTTTGTATCCACTCGCGTTTCCGCATGCTCCTCTGGTCGTTTTGGCGAACTATGGCAACTCATCGGGCGCAGCGGGCGGAAACGGGAACCCTTGTAACGCTTATCCGACCGCTTCGACTTCCGCTTTCGCCATCGTCAATAGCGGTGCGGCGCTTGCTCAGTACAACTTCATCGCACTCGGGAGCTAGGCATGGGTCAAAAATATGCGGCGTACGATTCAACTGGCGCAATCGTCGGGTTCTACGACTCGATAGACAGCCCTGTCCCGGACGGCGTCAGCGCGATCAAAATCACCGATGCGCAGTGGCAGGCGTGCTTTAACAATCAGGGCGCATTCGTCGTTGTGAATAATGCGATCGCCGCGGCTCCGCCTCCCGATCCTACGATTCTCCTGGTTGCCACCCAAGCGATTGTTAAACAGGCGGTGCGCGACTGGCGTGATGCATTGTTGTTGCTGACGCCGTTTAGCGGCAAGTTCGTCCAGTCGGACCTCACTTCGAAAATCCAGATCATGAACATCGTGAATTTGGGTTCGTTGCCGCCTTACGCAACCTATTGGCGCACTAATGACAATTCGTACATGGTGATGACATTCGAGATTTTTGTTTCGCTGATGGCAACGATTATGAACCGCGAGGGTGCGGCCTACGGAGTGTCCGCGCTGATGCAGGACGCAATCGATAAGTTGACCACGACTGATGCGGTCAACGCCTTCGATATTAATGTGGGGTGGCCGCTGTGAATTACGACGACGCACGCGCATTAATCAAGACGAATGACATGATCGCCGTGCGTCGGCGCACGGGCTTTCTCGCCATCGCTACGCGCATTGTGACGCGCAGTCCATACACGCACACCGGCATCGCTTTCTGGACTCAGGGACGGCTCATGATCGCGCAGTCGAATGCGGGCGGCTGCAATATCGTGCCGCTCTCGCAGGAAGCGATCTATGACTTCGATGTGTTCGACTGTCCGCCAGCGGCCGTCGATGTGGAAACTTGGGTATGGAGCACGCTGGGTGCGCGCATTGGGTATGGCTACCTCGATCTGGTACGCATCGCCGCGTTCATCCTGTTCAAGATACCGCTGCCTGTGCATGACGGCGACGATCTGGTCTGCTCCGCGCTGTCCGCGTTGATCTATCAAAAGGCGGGATGGTTGCCGGTCGGTCTGCCGTCGATCCCGTGGCCTGCGGCAGTGGTGACGGCGTTCGTGAATCCCGCGCGCATCGAAGTGCGAATCCCTTGAAAATTCTTTGCGCCAGTAAACAAAGCCGCCCTCGCGCGGCTTTTTTCTTGTGTCGTGACGCCAGACTCAAATCGTGCGTAAGGCGCACATCGAGGCGGTTGAGGCGGACGTTAAGAAGCTTGGTTAGTGGGTCGGTTCAGGGAGCACTTCATGGATGGTAAAGACGCCCGTCGCAGCGCCATCGAAGGTCCGGAGTGGTCGCTCGAATCATTGGAAATTTTTCTCACGAAAATATCTAACGAGCGTGATCGAACCTATCAGCAGCGCTGGGAAGCTTCAGAGAAGGCCACAGTAACGGCGCTGAACGCCGCGAAGGAAGCCGTCGCCGCTGCGCTGCTGGCGCAAAAAGAAGCGGTTACGACCGCCTTCACTGCGCAGGAGAAAGCGGTTGCGGCGGCGCTAACGGCGGCAGAGCGTGCGGTATCAAAAGCCGAGACCGCATCAGAAAAACGCTTCGACTCGATCAACGAGTTTCAGTCCCAGCTTACCAATCAAGCGACTACGTTTTTGCCTCGGGCTGAATTTGATCGGACCTTGCGAGCCATGTCCGACAAGCTCGACATCATGGCCGCAACACTGGCGGATAAAACGGACACCAGTTCCAAGGCTTTAGAGGAAAGGATCCAGTCGTCCGCGCGTGCTCTGGACGCCAAAAGCGACGCGAACGCGCTGAAAATCGACTCGAACAACAAGGCGTTCGGAGCACGCCTCGATGACTTGCGCACGTTCAAGGATTCGAGTTCCGGCCGCTCGCAGGGACTCAATGCGGGCTGGTCCTATTTACTCGGACTGGTTGCTTTGATCGGTACGTTGGTGACGATTATCTTGGTGATCAAACGATGAATATTCGCCTGATTGATGACATACGCCACATCCACACGTTCTACTCGTTTTGGGCGTTCGTTGCGATCTTCGGATTCTCGACGCTCGAGGCGGCGGCTCCGCTCTTGCAGGCATGGGTGCCGGTATGGGTGTATCCGCCCGTCTTGGGCCTGCTGGCGATAGCAGGCGCGCTCGTGCGCTGCATCAAGCAGGATCCGCCGCATGCCTGATCCGATCCCCACACGCGGCCCGGTATCGAAGCGCACGCTGGTCGCGATCGTCGGGGCGGGCGCCGCGGCGATCGTCTTGGGAATCTCGAGCACGCACGAGGGTGTGCGCCTCACGCCGTACGACGACGTGCTGGGCGGTCATGTGGCGTCGGTGTGCTTTGGCGAGACGAACGTCGCCATGCGCCGGTACACGCTGGGCGAATGCAAGCAGTTGCTCGCTACCAGCCTGGCGGGGTACGCGGCCGGTGTGCAAGCCTCGACACCTGGATTCGACGCGCTCACGGACGGGCAGAAAGCCGCGGCGATCGACTTCGCGTACAACGCGGGGCTGGGCACCTGGCAGGTGTCCAGTATCCGCAACGCGTACGCGCGGCATGATTTCCCGGCCGCGTGTCAGCGCTTCATGCTTTACACCTTCACGAATCACGGCAAGATCGATTGCAACATCGCGGCCAACAAATGCGCCGGCATTCCCGCCCGTCGCCGTGCTGAACGGTCCGCTTGCCTCGGAGACTGACATGCTTTCGTTTCTAGTTGCCCATTGGGGCCTGTTGCTGGGCGGTGGCGGGGTTCTCGCCGCTGTGGTGGGCCTGTGCGTGCTGGTCGGTCCTGCGGTGCTGCTGGCGCGCTGGCGGCTCGTCTTAGGCGGCGCAGTGGTGCTCGTGGCCGGGGCGACAGTCGTGTATCTGTGGCTCGCGCTCGAGGCGACGACCGCGAAGCTCATCGTCGCGCAGGCGAACTACGCCACGGTCACCGGGCAGAACGTCACCCTTAACGCCGATAACAAGAACCTGGCGGCGCAGACCCTCTTGCAGAGCAAGTCGATCCAGCTTGTCGCCGATGGTGCGCGGGAGGCCAAAACTGCGGCCGACGCTGCGCTGGCCACCGCCGTCGCGCAGCAGTCCGTCGACCAGTCCAGCATCGTCGCGCTGCAGGCACGCATGAAGGATCCCAAAACCAACGCGGGGAGCTGTGATGACGAGATCGCTCGTATTCGGTCCACTTTGTAGCCTGTTTCTCTTATTGCTAGTGGCGTGCGGGACAGTGCCGACGGCTCCGCCGTTAATGGATACGCAAACCGTCGAAGTGAAGGTTGCGGTGCCGGTGCCTTGTATTGATTCAATCCCGCCGGGTCCGCCGGTTCTCTCGGACAAGCAGTTAATGTCGGGGAGCGGGGCGCAAGTGGTCGACAAGCTTTGGATTGATCATTTGCAGGGCAAGGATTACACCGCGCGACTGGTGGCGGTGTTGCTCGCCTGTATCCGGCCTGTCACTGCGGCTCAAAATTTGGGCGGTTCGATAATTCCTTTTACCCTCCCTGAGTAAACCCCTAATTCGGCACAGAATGCCGAGCGTCATCAAGCGATATTACGAAAAAATAAATAGCGCAGCGAAGTCAGGCAGAGTAGGGTGCGGTGGCGTCCCGCGATAAGTGCGCCAATCTGGCATGCACCTACCGGGACTAAAACAGGACTTCAATGTCGACATATCAAGAGCTAATCGCGCAATCGAACGAGTTACTTCGTCAGGCCAATGAAATGATTGCAGTGGCGCGAAACGAGGGCATTCAGAGGGCGCTCTTGATCATTAACGAGTTCGAGCTCAACGCTTACGATCTTGGTCTGGTGCCCACTCAGTCTATCAAGGGCAGTAAAGCGCGAGCCGGTGAAAAGACTTTTGTGGCGAAGCTGCCGCACCCGCCAGTTCCGCCTAAATATCGCGACGAGGCGACAGGCAAGACGTGGAGCGGCCGTGGCCATGCGCCACTTTGGCTCGTCGGCGACCGCGATGATTTTCTAATTGAGCCTGCGCGCGAATTGCACGCGGCCTGATCGTGCGGCCGGTCGGCTTATAACTGACCGGCTTCTAAATCGCTGCGTATCTGCTTTGCCATCATCTCCAACATGTCGGGCAGCTTCAGCTGCGTCGCAAAGTCTGCTTGCACAGAGAAGCCGGAGCCGATTTCCCCGCCCAAAATAATCACGAGCGCGCCGTCGGCTTTCGCCATCTCGCGCGCTGCCGTGCAGATGTAATCGTATTTACCTGCGCCGAGAGCCATAATTTTCTCTTTAAATGGTAATGAGTGAAATCGTTAGGCTGCGGCGTTCGTCATGGACAGACGGCCTATCGTTCGAATGTCTATCGGCGCGAGTGCGCCAGGTTCTGCACGCCGTGGATTCTCTAGAATCGGGCAGGTTCCTATCGCCGAGTAACCGGTCGTGTGGAGCGCCACGAGAATGACCTCTTTACGCCCGGGGAAATGCTCGATGCTCTTGTGTTTGTCGTATAGCGCTTCGACATCCTTAATGGGCTTCGGGGCTGCGGCTATCCACGCCTCGGCGATCTGCACGACGATATCGGGCATCGCTGCGCCGGCCTCTTGCAAACCGATGCGTATGGGTGAGCCGGGGGTGGTGAGTAGCTTGATGACTTCACTGAGCATGTCCTTGCCGTCATCGCCGTTTTGGTAAAACTGAACGACCGACCCGGGGTGAACGGGATTGAACTCTTTGATCGACCCCGGCTCGTCGTCGAGCGTGATGCAAAAGAGCATCGGCTGCGCTTCGCCATCCTCGTTGAACGCCTTGACTGCCATCTCGCTAAACTGTTTAAACACAGATTCGAAATCTGCCCGGGTAATAGCGCGTCCCATTTACTGCTCCTTTTCGACTCGATCCAGTTTCCCTGCGGCTACCCCGAGCATGAAGCAGGCGATCGGCACGCGGTCGATCAACGATTTTAGGTATCGCGATTCCTCCTGATTGGGGTCGGAGAGCAGTTCACGCTGCAGGACGATTTCCAAGGACGAGAGCATGTTTGCTGCCGCGCGCGATAGTTCGAGATTGGTCATGATGCTTAGTTCCTCGGTGCGCCGCACGCCCACGATATGGGGTTGTGCTCGTCATCTGAAAATAGCTTGCCGTGAATGTGCGCGGTCGTGAGTCCGGCCGAGAAGGATTTGAAATGCCAGCCCTCGAGCATCTGCGGGCAGTCGCCGGTCAGCCTGCAATACACGTACACATCGGTGACGTCGGCGTGGCGCACATCGAAGCGAATCTCATCGTATGAAACGGAGCATGCGCCCATTAATGTGTTCCTCTGCCCATGTGATTTACTCCGCCGCGGCGATCAGATACTTCTCGCGCTTTTTACCCACCAGCCAAGCCGGAGTATGGCCCATGCCGCTCCAAGTGGCGCCCGTTTTGGGGTCGAGGTACTTGGCTGGCCTGGTGCCCTTGGTCTTGGCTTTGGGTGCCACTGCTTCGCCGTCAGCCGCCAGACTGGCCGACTCCGAGCCGTTCAGCGCCGGAGCGTCTGTGGGTGCATCGTGCCCTGCGCCATTCGGCGCCAGGCCGTTCGTTACGATCGGTGCCCCCTGTCTCTTTTTGTACTGCTTCTTGGGCTTCGCAGGCTCGGCGAGGTCCGCCAGCGTCAGCCCGCGCTCGAGCATGAGCTGCTTCACCTCGTTGACGGATTCTGCGCGCACGCGGGCACGTTCAGCCTCAACTTTGGCGGTCAGTTTATCTAGTTGTTCTTGCAGTTCTGCGAGCGTTGCCATGTAAGTCTCCGGTGGTTGTCGGTACAGCGTGGGTGAAACGATTAAGTGCCTTAGTGCGGAGTTTTTCTGACGACGAAACGCCAAGCCGCTTTGAAGCGCCGGACCTTCGGATCCTGCTCGAGTTCGTACCGCTCGGTGTCGGTGGGCAGGCGCAGACATTTTTCGTACAGGTCGTATATCGACAATTGCCCACAGCCGATGCACAGGGAAGCATCGCCGTGCTTCGGAATGCCGCCTTCGAAGTCCGAGTGCTGGTCGAGTCGTTTCCCGCAGTGAATGCACGTCGTATCCAGCGTGCTGGGGCGCTTGTCGCCGAATTTCAATCTCATGCCGCTCGTTGACCTTCACCTAGCCATTTGTCGAGTGCAACACGGGCGGCGGACATGGAGCCGAGGAGCGGTTCGAACTTGATGTGGGCGGACTTCAATCTATTCCGTACCTCATGCGAGACGTACTCGCCCATCAACAGCACCATGTCGCACTTCTCGACACGTCCGTAGCCGCCCTTGGGTCCGCTGCCGTCCTGGTCGCCACCGAATACAAATTCGATCCGGCCGGCGTAGTCCCGCTCGAGCTGCTTATCCTGCTGGTGGACCAATCCGAACACGCCCACGAGAGGTTTGCGGTCCCGTGGAGGCGCGGACACTGACTTGAGGGTGGGCCGGGCCGCTGGCACGAGTGACTCCACGGAGCCCGATATCTCCTCGCGCAGTGCATCCACGAGCGGACGAGCGATAGCTTTGACCAGCTTGCGCGCGATCAGGCCAAGCAGTTCCTCGATCGTCACGCGTTCGCGAAACTCTGAGAGGGCTTCCGTGCGTGCCTCGTATGCGGCGAGATCCGCCAGTTCGATCGCTGTTTTCTCCAACTCCTCGCGCTCGTGGACATGATTGAGCTGTGCCGTCTGCTCAGCGGCCACCTCGTTGCGGTGCCGCTCTTGTGCCTCGCGTTCGAGGACCACCTCATTCGCCACCTCGACCAGCAAAGGCTCAAGCCACGGCTTCTCTGTGGCGTAGCCGGCGAATTTCCGTTGACGGTTATCTGGCAAGTTGTATTGCATGGAACGCCGCACGCATTCGCTTTTCGCCAAGTCAGGGAAATCGTTTTGCAGCTTGAGAAAACCTTTCGCGATCGTGCGCCGCTCGGCATCGTTCCAGCGAACCAGCTTGGCACCTTTCGCCATGCCCCGGTGTTTCTTGGGGGTGGGCGCGTCAGTTACTGGCGCGTCGGTCACTATCTGGGTTTCAACTTCTGTTTCAGCGACGGGAGCTGATTCGGCTGTGGCAGATTCTTGCGGCATAGGCGTCTCCGCGACGTGTGCGTTTATTCGATCCCGTTCTTCGGCGATGGCTTCCCACAGTGGAATAACCCACTGGCTATGTGCCATATCCTTTATTTCCTTGCGCTGGCCTGCTGGCAGCATCAGCACGGCTTTGCGCAGGGCGTCGACGCGCGACAGACTATTATTCTCGTGCATCAAGCGCAGCGATTCCCGCGCCATTAATTCTTTTTCCGCTGCTGACCATCGAATATCTTTCTTAGTCGTGCTGCTGTTCTTACGTGCGTAGGGGTGCGCCATTTTCGTCTGCCTTAAAGGTCTTTCAATCCCTCATTAATAGCTGAATTGACATAATAAAAGTTATCAACCGGAAATTTTGGGGGCTTCCAGCCTCGTCGGTCATGCGTGGCGAGCCTTGCCGCCTTCCCATATCGCGACAAAATCTGGCGAGCCATTCAGCGCCCTCGAGTACAGCCAACTCGGGTAATCAAGCGCCGGTTTTTTGCTCCATATCTCTTTGCCGCGATGGACCTGCGTGTTTCCAACGAACATATATTGCTCGCAGTTTTTAAGGACGTCCGACTCGTCCACGCCGAACTCGTTTCCACCGGCTTCGTGTCGGCGCTGGTCGTACTTGTGGGTCACCCATGCGGCCACGACGACCGCAGGCTTGTACTTGCGCACGGCATCCCGCGCTGACAGCTTCTCGACGTTCTCACCATACTTCACCGTCGCTTGGTCGATAGCGCCATAGTAGGCGCGCACCAGATCGGTGTCCTGCATCCGGTTGTCTGTCGCGCGAATGCCCAACGCTGCAGCGATCACGCCGTTACCTGCGCCTATCTCAATCGCATCACGGTCCCCGATCGCTTCTTTAAGAAACTCAATCAATTCGATTGTGGGTAAGCAATAGACGCCGTGCCGCACGCAGAAAACGCTTCGTTCCTTTGCGCTAACGCCTGCGTAGTACGCCGCTGGCATGACTTTCACTTGCCCATCGTCGCCAAGCACGTCGGGTGCGATGTCGCGAACGCCTGTCGGGTCTATCGTATGGATGCCAGTTTGGGTCATGTTAGATAGAAGTTATCAACGGGAGATCGCGTCAGGGGTTTGCACGAAAATCTCGCCATATTTGAGGTGCTGATAGAGGCCGAAATATTCGCCGCGGTGTTTTCCGATCAGTTCGATTTCAGTGCCTGGGGGCAGCGTCACTTCGGTGTCGTGCATAGCCAGATACACCACGTACGGCTCCGTCAATTGCGCGTGCCCCATGTTCACTCCGTTTTCGATAGTAAACGCTCGTCGCCAAGTAGCTTCAAAAGCACAGTGCGCGTAACGTTGAAGTGGTTGCTCGCTGGATTCGTCTGCACGATCGCGCGGTAGACTTCCTTGCGCTTTTCGCGCTCAGCTTCGACAAAGTGAAGTGCTTCAGCGAAGCCTCGCTTAAAAGCCGCGTCCACGGCCAGCAGATGCTCGTCGGGTTCGGCCAGTATCTCGCGCAGGTCGTCAGAACGCACAGGGATGCGCGTATTCATCCCCCACATTTCCAGTTCACCTTGTAGTCGTTCACGCGCTGTATTTGGCATAATTTTCACTTTCGAAGTTTTACTAGAATGCCGGTCACTACCGAGTGATAGCCGCCGTCGTCATCCCTTAGCACGGGCATCAAGCCGACGCAGCCGTCAAGAATGGCCTCGAATTTGAGCAGCAGTGATCTTCCGTTCTCCGATGCCAGGATGACCGTCCCTGAAACATTTCGGCCGTCGCACTCGATCTGGACCGCGTCGCCTGTGTGCAGAATTTTTGCATCGTCACTCATGGTTTTCGCTGTCTCTCGGCTCGAGCGTCACACCGCCGTCCCATTCAAGGGCGACGGGAGCGCGACAGAGGCCGCAATTTGTGGATTCACCGTCGTGCGAGTCGTCGACGAAATGCGTATGGCCGCGATGCCCACAGGCCGCGCAACAGTAGACATACAAAACGTTGGCAACGGGTTTCATCTTCTCTCGCCTGCTATCGATTATTTAGGTATTTCTTGTGGTTCTGGCCCATGCCCGAGCAACCGACAAACCACGGCTTCGGCGATCTCATTTGCACCGCCGCGGGATCGCAGCCAGACATTGAGACTCGCGCGCGTCAGCGTTGCGATGTCGTGGTTGCCGACCTTGCCCTCGTATTCTGCGCGGACGTAGTACCCCGTCTCAGGAAGGTCTAAGCGTGTCGGGTCAACCTCTATTTTGTGCAGCGGTTCGGTCATCTTAGTGCGCCAGTGGTTGCACAACGTTCACCGCCTGGCCGTGCACCTGAAGTTCCTCGAGCCAGCATGTGCATGCCCTCAAACCGCCGACAAAGCCCAGCGCCTCTGCGACCATCCACACGGCATGTTCGTTTGGCACCCGGCCTTCCTTGCCGACGCTCATGCTCATATGTGCGCAGGTTCCCGCTGGGTGTCCCTTCTCGATGCTGTAGGTCACCATAAAATTGGTGGGTATGTGCACGGTCTGCGCTGTCATCTGGATCATGTGCGCGGCTTTGCCTGCCCGGTGCTTGATGGCTTCCATCAACACCTTCACATCCACGGGCCGTGCGCTCGCGCGCTCGCGGAGCTCGGTCAGCATCGCGATCTCGGCTGGGCCGATCATCAGTAGCGTGCTCATGGTGCGCCCGGTTTGATGGGGTTGCGTGCTATCCATGCCTGCGCGGCCATCTTCGCCGCCAAGCGGCGCGTGACGCCCTCCGGATCGGGCGATAAGCTGCCGCCGCAGCAGGCACACTGTCCGTTCAGATGATTCAAGCCCCCCACGACCGCGCGCAGGCCACACTCCCAATGCAGCGGCGCATTCGAGATGGGGGCCAGCGGCTCTCCCGGCAGGATCGGTTCGTGACAGTGCTGGCAGGTCACGGCGCTCATGGCCAGACCCTCATGAACGCGGCGGTGCGCCGGTACGTCTTGGCCGACGTGTCGTATTTCAGGTTGTCGGGCGCGATCGCGATATAGGCGTTCAGGTCGAGACTCGCCTGTTGCGTGGACAGCCCGAAATAGCCGCTGATCACGTCTCGATTGATGGTGCCGTACTGCGCCATCAGAAAGTCGATGAAGTGCAGGCGAAAGGTCTGGCCGAAGAGGTTGTTTCTCGTCATGGCGCTTCGCCGCGGCGAATCCTGGCGTTGCACGCCTCTATTTCTACCACCAGTGCTTCGAGCCTGACGCGAACCCGATTCCACTCGCGCCAGTACCGACCCACCGTCCGGGTCAGAGAAGTCGCTGCCAAAAAACAACCGGCGAGGCAGATGCAGTCAATTGCGAGAAGAAGCGTTTCGCCGCGGGCTGCGTTGAAGTGGGCGGCGAATAGATTCCACCCCACCATCACGTAACCACCGAACAAGGCGACCCACAGCTTCCAGTCCTTCAGCGTCGGCGGGAACCGCGGAAGCCGTTCAGGGACTGGAAATTGCGGCGGTGTGCTCACGATGCCGGTTCGATCAGGACGGCGAGCTGTGACGCGAGAATGGTGCACTCACTGCGAACGTAGTCGATATCGCGGTACGTCTCGGGGTTCCACAGCGAATCGGTTATATGCCCGCGCGCCGTCGGCACGAACCCGATCTCGCGCATGGTCGCGTGCATGGCTGGCATTAGGTCGAACGCGTGGCCACAGTCGAAGCCGAACCAGTAGACGTCATCGGGCTCACCGGGTTCGGGAATGTGGCAGATGCCCTCGCCTGTCTCGGGGTTGAATCCCGGGTCGCACTTATCCGCGAAGGTTATCCCCCCGTGCACCGACACCGGAATTTCAGAGAAGTCGTGTATTCCGTAATGCGGGTGGCCGGAGCCAACGCCCACGTATCCGCACCAGCTTCCGGTTGTCTTGGCGCGATGGATCATGCACGGCAAGCCGGTAGCCGGGTCGGTCCACTGCACCTTGTCCGGCTCGCTGTTCCACGGGCCTTCGCCCCAAGTCGTTTTATCGAGAAACTTCCATTGCATCTCTTTCATGTCTTTACCTCACGAGTTTTTGACGTCTGCCGCCGCGGTGCCGATTAATGAACGTCGGTCTTCCGGGTGGGCATCGTGATAGATCTTGCACGCCCCGCAGAAGCGATGCCGCACGTCCTCGGTGTGATAGGAGGTGCGGTTGCACTGCGGACACGTAATGGTCCAGCCGTACTCGAATGTTTCGGGGGTCATCAGAAGTTGACGTATTCGGTGGTCGGGTCGCCATTCACCCGCCGGCGTCCGGTATCCGGATGGGCTTCGCATACTTTCTGCGCCCTTTCAGTTTCGAGCCGCTCTCTGTCCAATACGATCAAATTCGTCTCCTTTTCGGGCCTCGACGCATCAGTTCGCGTTTTGCGGTCTGCGCAATAGTCAGACAGAGTAACCCTATATTCGTACGGGCGGTTTAATAATGGTTTAAGCGGTGCCCTGCTCCACTATCTTTTCGCAGCGTTTCATCGCCTCGACTTCGGGCGTCATTTCACTTGGCCTTTCAGGAGGAATGGTTGGAGGAGCGCGCACGCCTGCGCGTAGAGCTCGGCTTCCCCTTCCGAGGTAAGCCAGACCAGATCGTTGCCGATCTCGTGCACGCTCAATTCGACGCCGTCCTGGTCGAAGCCTCGGGCGCGGCCGAGCGTCGCCATTGTCGCCACGAGCTGGGCGCGACCTTGAACCACTGTGTAGCTTCCGTCCTCGCTTCTGTGCACGACAATCATGGCTTTCTCCCTGCTTTCACGCCACCCGTCGACGACGAGCAGCTGGTTTCCGGATCCGCTCCGGAGTGATGACGTCAATAATCGCGTTCGCCTGTGCCATGAGGGCATCGTGGGACTGCAGCCCGACCGCAATGGCGAAGCGGACCGCGACAGAGGGGCGCCCTGCCTTCAGCCCGTAGATTGCTGCCCCAACGCACATGCTTTCGTTCCCGCGCCTCTCTAGCGTCTTGTGGCACTGAAACGTGGACCGGTCGTCGGCTTCCTGATCGGCGACGATCTCGGCCACCCGCCCTTCCCTCAGATAAATCGCGCCAAACTTCAGAAACGGGCAGTTGGCGCACGGTCGTTTCATGTTCGCGTTCATGTCGGCCGCGCCACCACCGCTTTTACCCTGACCTCGACAAAGGTTTCGAACCCGATCGAGATTTCACAATGGTTACAGTAAATGCTCTTGTTTTTCAGGCCCTCCGCAATGGCCCCCGGCATGTTTTTAAGCCCGTAGGTTTTAAGCGTGCACTCGCCGTCTTTGGTCTGAAATGACGTTTCCTCGCCGCACGCCGGACATTCGAATTTCACGGTATCGAACATACCCATGTCAACCTCCGTTAAAAGTAGACGGTTCGTCCTTCATGCTTTCTCCTGCTTCAACGAAAACGCGAGCAAGTCCTCTGCGGTCGGCTCGCCCCACAGTTTTGCGGCGAGCCACTCGGCGAACGCCGTTTTCGCCAGTTTCGATTTGACGACTCGGTTTGTAATCCCGTCGCGGACTTGTTTCGGCAGGTCCATCGCAAGCCACTCGTCTTTCAGGGCCGTCGCTTCGTCAGCCCCGACTTCTTTCCAGTAGCCGCTGGCTTCGGTTATTTGATGGGCCTTGTATGCCGCCTTCAGGCTGGTCATCTCCGCCTCGGGGTCTGCTAGGTCGAGCGCTGCTTGCTGTGCCGCCTTAACCGCGATTTTCGGCTCTTTGTACTTGCTTCGAAGCATGACCTTGAAATAGGCCGCTTGGCTCACCAACGGTTTCCCCGACGTACTCACGGCCTTCGCGTCGGTGGCCTTCAGTGCTGCACGAATGACTTTCCTCTCGTGCTTTTGGTATATCGCACGCGCTTCGTCTTGCGGGATGTCCATCGCGACCATTCGTCGAATCAATTCAACGTCCAAGGGCGAATTGATCTCGCCGAATCCGCTATTTTCGCTGACGGGCTTGGGCACGATTTTGAACTGGATATCGCTCACCCGAATCCCGTTTTTGTGCTCCACCAACTCGACCGTAAACGTTGCCCTGTCCTGACTGTTTATCTCAGAAATACTGGCCTTCAGAATGTCGCGTTTGAAGTATTTGTACTCGCTGTATGTGTTCTTCGCGTCGCCGGTCAGAACGGGCACCCACCACGTCCAGTCCGCTCGGTTCGTGACCCCTGTTCCGTCTTTCTGATTTCGACTGTTCGTTTCGTAGCGCGAGCAAATCTCAAAAAGGGAAACCGACGCGCCCGAGGTGAGCGACGTATGGATTTGCAGAGACAGGTGCGTGAAGGCTTTGTAATCGAACAAGCGGGATTGAATTTTTTCCGGAAACATCCACTCGAGCGTTTTTGCCTTGCCACGCGGCCCGTCGTTTAGCTCGGCTTGCGCCAGCATTGCGGTAACGCCCCACCCCGCCACTTTCCCCGGTGTGTTCCAGATAACTGCGATGCCTGCGGTCATCAATTCAAGGTGGTGCTTGATCACGTGTGTCGCGCCGCTGCTGAATTCGATGTACTCCATCACTTCGGATAAGGGACGGCTGTACTTGGCTTGTGGGCCGTCCTGTTGAGCGAAATAAACCAGCACGTTGAAGAGGCGCCGCACCACAAGCGTGACTCGACCGCGCTGCGGGTGAATGGCGATTGTCTCGTTCATGCGCCGGACGAAATCTTCGTCGTTCGGTGTCGAAATGTCTGTGTTTTGCATGGGCCACAACATATCCGAGCCGGTGAGACAGATCAACAATTAATTTTCACCTGTTTTTTCGGCAAAGTTCCCTATATCCACTCACCTAGTTCCCTAAATACGCTCACCTGTTGGTTCAAAGTTCCCTAAATTCACTCACCTAGTTCCCTAAATTCACTCACCTAGTTCCCTAAATACGCTCACCTGTTGGTGCCTCAAACCCTTGCTGGGCGGGCTTCTCCGTTTTCTCAAGGTTTACAAGGGTTTACAAGGGTTAAAAGCTTCAAGAATTCTCAATGTCGAGGCTCGTAAAAAAAGCTTCGAACCCAAATCCGCCGGCAATCCGTGGCCTCCGGTGCGGCGGCGCTGCGGCGGGGGAAAGAGGTGAGCGAATTCGTGATCGAAAGCGCCCGTTCGGACGGCCACCAGCACGGTGGCGTCGGTTTTTCGGATGAGGGTGGGTTTGGACGTCAGCGCGCGATTCCGTACTTCTTTTTGAGGCGTGCCAACTCGGTCCTCGCTCCGTCGACCAGCACTTCCGTCATCGGAATGTCGGTTTGCTTCGTGAAATCCCGGAGTTCGTCGTAAAAATCAAGAGGCACGCGGAGGTTCATGGTCGCCTTCGGTTGGCGGCGTCGCGGCAATACAGCCCCTTGGTGCGGTTTTGCGGTATCCGCCTGTTCGGATGGGTCCACCACCCGGAACGAAGGCGCTGGCGGCATCTCTGAGGCCGCTGGTGCCGTTTCGGGTGCGGATAGGTTCTCGCTGGCGTCCTCGATTGAGGGGGGATCGCCGAGTCCTTTGGTTTTGAAAGTGACCATTTTTGTTACTCCGCTGCGTTGACTAAGGCTTGGATCAGGGCGTCTGCTCGTGAATTCAGCGCCTTGTACCGGGTTTCTGTGACCGCATACCCCTCGTTTTGCGCCGTTCGGTAGCTCGGGCGCTCGACCATGCAGCCGTCCAGCACGGCGTATCCGGCTTTGGCGATATAGGCGCGGGCTTGGGCCTCCTCCGCGTCGGTGCCTATGCGGCTCAGGGCAAAAGCGAGTTTCTCGATAGGCACGCCCGCCTTCACCAGCGCGTGAAACTCCCGGACCGCTGGGCGCAGATCGTCAAGGGACGCTCCGCTCGGCTGGACGACGAGGTTCGCCGCCATCGCGATCGCGAGCGTCGCCGCGCTCGTGCGCGCTGGCGCATCGATCACGAGGATGTCGTACTGCCCAGCAATCGCGAGCGCCTGTGCTGCCGTTTTGAACGATTCGGCGGAGATGGCCGGTTGGATGCCGGCGTCGTTCCTGGTGATCTGCCAGAACACGCTTGTCGATTGCTGGGTGTCCAGGTCGGCGAGTTTTACGCGTAGGCCGGCTGCTGCACCTTCCCTTGCTAATGCCCTGGCGAGTGTGCTTTTGCCTACCCCGCCCTTCTGTGAGACGAACGCGACAATGGTCACTTTTGTAAATCCTCATGTATTGCAGTGTGGCAACGTTAGTGTATTTGTGCGTTTGCTGCAATGTTTCTGTATGGCCGTGCGTATATACAGTTGTAAAGACGTGCGTACGTACGGCGTTACGTGCAGATAGCTGTGTGTATGGCCGGGTTGTCGTCTCCGGGCAACCACCTAGAGTCCAAGGTGGTCGAACGCGCCGGTTTATTGATGTGCTGCCGGAGTGGTGTCTGTAAGCGCACCCGTCCGCGCATCTGCACGTCAGTGCGTACGCATGTAAAGACGTACGTGTATACGTCTGTAAAGACACGTGGATATGTGCGTGGAAGCGGTGAAACAAAGCAGGATGTAAGGAAGTAATGCTGTGCGCATGGGTGTAATGGCAGAAGCACTGACTTCTTTATACAAAGCCGTCTATACGTGCATCAATGCGTGCGCACTGAAGGGTGTATTGGTGGACCCGTTCAAATTTCCTCGTACCCGACTTGAAACAAGGGGATACCGAGTTGCGCCTGCACGAGGTGGAGCAACTCGACCTCGCTCTTGCCGTGGAGTGCGGCGAACTGCGGACGACCCATGTCGTGTACGCCGACGCCGCTGTCCTGATGGTGCCGTGGGCACAGTGGCATGGTGTTGGTGTGCGCGGCCTTCATCTTTCCCTGTCCGGTGCGCAGGTGATGCACGATCGCTGGTGTGTCGGCGATCCCGTAGCAGGCCAAGCAGCAAATACACCCAAGCCCACGGACGCGCTCCATGTAGCGCAGGTCAGCCGCGCTCACGTACGGGCGGCTGCTTTTCAGCGTCGAATACGCTTTCCCCGATCCTTTCTCTAACGCCCTGGCGATGACCTTCTTCGACTGCTTGGCGAGCGGGGTGGAGCGCGACAGACCCTTCGCGTCCGGCTTGGTTTTGAAGCCGCTGCGCTTCATGGGTGCGCTGCGCGTGAGGCGGTTACCGAAGCTCATGGCGCCGCCCGCATGGTGCGCACAACTTGGCTGTTGAAAATCCGGCGCAGGGTGAAGCTGCGCACCAGTGATATGGCGGTATAAATCACGCCCAGCCCGAGGTTCTGTTCGCCACTTAAGTGCCAGCCGAACAGTGGAAATAGCAGCGCGTTTGCGGCGAAGTTGATGGCAAAGCCGACCGCCACGTTCACAACCGCCTCGAGCGCGGATCCTTTTTTTGATTGGGTCATTTTTGTTATCTCAGAAAGGGATCTGGTCGTCTTGAAGCTCGTCAGCCGGTGGTGACCGGCTACCGGCTGTATTTGTCGTGCGCCCCGCAGCGCGGTTATTGCGGCCCTGTCCGTAGCCGTCGGTGCGCTGGTCCCGGTCCTCCTCCTCCATGCCTCTGCCGGTGCCGCTGATGCGCCCGCCGAGCATCTGAAGGTTCAACACCCTGACCTCGGTCTGGTAGTGCGTGACCCCGGCCTTCTCCCACGTCTTGGTGCGCAGAGCTCCTTCGATGTAGATCGACGCGCCTTTCTTGAGGTACTCGTTCGCGATCTCGGCGAGGCGCCCGAATAGGACCAGCCTGTGCCACTCCGTGAGTTCTTTTTGCTCGCCGCTGACCTTGTCTTTGAATTTGTCGGTGGTCGCGAGCCGGATGTTGCAGACCGGATCGCCAGAGGGCGCGTACCGCATTTCCGGATCCGCGCCGAGGTTTCCGACCAGAATCACCTTGTTAACTGAAGCCACGTTCTGTCCTTTGTTTGTCGAAAAACCCGGCGGCGCAGTGCCGGTCGGGTTCTGTTTCAGGCGGCTTTTCGGTACGCCGGCGTGTCGAGCAGCTTCTTTTCGAGTGCCGGAAATTGCTGAATCAGTGCGTCCAGATCGAGCACGGAGCCTTCGTGGATCCACTCGCACGCGATGGCCGCTGGTAGGCCCGTGGGCGGTTGCTTGAGCGTCGCGAAGAGGAGGGCTGTGTTGATCGCTCCGGCCTCGGCGCGGCCGGCGAGCCAGAGCATCAGTTCGACGCGCCCGTCGTTATCGAGCACGTCGACCCGGTCGAGCAGGAGCACGCGCACTTCGGATAGCTCGGCGATCGCGTCGGCGATCATCGCGTCGATGCGCCAGCGCTCGGACTCGGAGTGCAGCGCGTAGTCGCGGCCCTCGGCGGTGATCGTCATGTCGGTGTTGATGGTTGGCTGGCGCCAGCCGGTGGCCACGGCGCTCTGGCGCATGGCCGTGTTGACCGGTCGCAGCGCTTGGGCGAGCAGCTGCGCGGGGATGCCGTTCGGCGCGAGCTGGTCGGCGATGGCGAGCCACTGCGTGACTTCGGAGTGGTGCGTCGCGGCGTTCGCGGTCTTTTCGTCCGCCTGTGCGGCTTGGTCGGCGATCACCAGCAGCGCGGCCAGCGAGTTCGCCGCGCCCGTGAACGCTGTCTTGCACGCGGTAATCCGAAGTTGCGCCTGGTGGACGTCCTCATCCGAGACGCGCTTCGGTGCGTCGCCGGCGATCAGGGTCGCTGCCGCCTCGGAGCTCGCCAGATCGCGCTTGCCGTTCGTGACGGCGTTTTGCATGAGGGTGAGCGCCGCGCGGTACTTGACCAGTTCGGAGAGCACGTCGGGGTCGCCGACGTTGCTGGGCAGGCCGAACTGCTCGACGTACTTGTCGAAGGCGCTGCGCGTGACCGCGACCGCCTGTTGCGTGCTCGGGCGCTGATCGTCGCTTAAGGTGTCGATCATCGTTTCGGCCGCTGCGCCGAATTCGTGCACCAGTCCGACGCGGGGCGCGGCACCGGCCTTGGTCGCGAGGTCAGCCACCTTGAGTTCAAGGTCGCTCAAATTCTTCTCGTCTATGGCCAGTTTGTTGCGGATCCGCCCGATCTGGCCTGCCGTCGCTTCGGCCTTTTCCCGGAACCTGATGTCCAGGTTGTATTGCGCCTGCTGTGCCGTCAGGGTGCCGAGGGCGGTCTGCTCGAGCCGCAGCGCGTCGTCCGCCGCGTCGCGCTGGGTCGTTGCCGCGGTGATCGCTTGCGGGTCGTATTCCGGCTTGTCGGCTTCCCACTCCTCGGATTTCTTCGAGCCGTAGTTCTCGCCCGTGAGCGCCTTCCATGCGCCCTTGGCCTCGGTGGCTTTGGTCGACGCAAAGGTGGCCGCAGCGGGAAAACCGGTTATGGACTTGAGCAGCGGCACGGTCTGCGCGACCTTCGCCGGGTCGCACTCTTTCTCGATCAGGATCCGCTGGACAATCGCTTCGGTGACGCTGCAGTGCGTGAGCGAAAACAGGAAGGTGCGCCGCGCCTCCGGCGTGAGGGATGCGAAGCCCTGCGCGTTCAACACGAAGGGCAGGGCGTCGGGCAGGCCGAGCAGCAGGTCGCCCTCGAGCGTGTGCACGCCGCTCGGCAGCGTGTAGCTCGCGGTACCGGAGTCGGTCGACACTGAGCAAGTGCCAGATTTGGCACCTTCTGAGACCATCGTCGGATAGTCGCGCTTCAGGCTCACGCGCAAGGTGACGCCTGTGAAGGCCATCCGGACGGCTTCCTGAATGCTCGACTTGGCTGCGCCGTTGAACCCGGCAAAGAGGATCACCGGCGTGCGCGGGGTGATATCGACGTGCCGCGCGCCGAGGATGTTGGTGATTTTGATGCGGTTGATTTTCATGGCTCAGTCCACCGACATTTGCGATTGCCGCGCCGTCGCACGGGCGGCTTGCTTGGCATCCGGCTTGGCCTCGAGCGCTTCGCGGCACTCGCGATAGATCGCATCGAGGTCGGCGCGATGCTCGAGCACGGCGGTGCGTATCTGCTCGGCTGCTTCGTCGAGCGCATCGTTGGTCGAGGCGTTGCGCATCTCGAGCGCGATGGCGTTCATCAGGTCGCTTCCGGCGTTCGCAGAGGCGCCGCCTTGCCGCTGGTCTGGTCCGGGGGATGTGGTGTTGGCCTTTTCGTTGTCGCCGTGATGGCGGTGCGTTTCTTCGCTCGAGCCGCTTTGGTCGTTCGCCGGGGGCGTTTCGGCTTGCTTGACCAGCATGTCGCCGTCGATGGTCAGCCCACGGCCTTCGTCGGCTGCTTCGCTGGCGGTGATCGCGTTGATCATTTCCTGCGATTTCGGCATGTACTTGAGCACCTGCAGCAGCGCTACTTTCCTGCCGTACATCTCCATGTTTCCGTACGCGTAATGCTTGGCCCCGACCTTGTTGTATTTCTTGAGGTGCTTTGCCACGCGCGCCATCGTCCACACCTCGATCACCGGCCAGTCGCCCCCCTTGATCCGGCCCACCGCGTAGACGTGCGTGATCTTGGCAGGGTCATCCTCGCCCTGCGGCTTGTGGGTGATGAACGGCTTGTCGCCCTTGGCGTATTCGAAAATGTCACCGTCGTACACGGCGTCTGTCCACACCCCGGCGCGGCCCGAGCGCGACACCAGATCGACCAGTCCCATCCACCCGGGCACGAACGTGCAGATGCCCTTGTAGGGCACGAGAAAGCCCTGCCCGCCGACGATCTCGAGGCCGAGGTTGGCCGAGATGCTCAGCGAGGCGTAGACGGATTCCTCGGAGCACGCGAGCAGGTCGGGGTTCTTGTTCATCGCGACCACTGCCGAGCGCACGAGGCGGCTCGCATCCATGTGCTGCGGCATGCCTTTCGCCAGATTGCCGATACGTGATTCGAGGTATCGAACCTTCGTGGCGAATGTCTGAACGGCCCGGTTCTCCGGGTTGTCCCGCGTTTTCATGTCTGCGAGCTGTGTAGCCATCGTGGTGTCTTTGTCCGTGGTTAAAGCGTGCGGGTGGAGGTCATGCGTGGAACAAACACGTTTTCCAGCGAGCGCAGAATTTCTCTGAACAAAGCGTGGATTGCGGGTTGGGGGGGAAGTCGCCGGACTTGAAAAAACCGGCGGCGTATTCGATCAAGCCTTTCTGCGTGGAGGTGCCGACCATCGACTGCTTGGCGTCGAAGATCGGACTCACGAGGGCGGGGGCAGCGGAGGTGGTTTGGAGGGCGATGATTTGGGAGCCGACGGTGCGCTCGCCCGTGTTCTCCTCGTACATCAACTCGTAAGCGCCCAGCTGCGCGACGCGGCCCTTCAGGATCACGCGGTCCTGTTCAATGAGGCGTGAGCCGCTCTTGATGTCGGGGATGACGACGCCACCCTCGGCTTCGGCCACGCGTGCGCGGTCCATCGTTCCCTTGAGGCGGATGGTGATGCCGTCGACGTCGATCTCGACCGGCTCCATCAGCATCTCGACGGCTTTGAAGGTGAAGCGGGGGCTGATCTCGACGCAGTATTTGGTGTGCAGGGTCAGGCCGATGACTTCGGCCTCGCGCATGGTGATGCTGCGGTCCTGCTTGTAGTCGACGTCGTCGGTGGGGTGGTGGAGCGTGTGAATGAACACGTCCGCTGCATCGCTGGCGCTGATGTTCGTGCGGTCGAGGCGGGACTGGTCGAAGGCGGCGGTGCTGGCGTGGATCGCGGTGCCGAGCGTGGCGCGCAAGCCGGAGGGGCGCCGCAGGCCGAGGAGGTGTTCGCCCTCCCAGGCATGCGCGCAGTCGAAAAGTCGGCCCCATGAGGAGGCGCGGACGTCGATCGTGCGCGTGTACAGCGGGTTGTGTGTCTTGTCCATCGTGCCGGTCCGTGTCGTCCCGGAGATGTAACGCCGGTATTGCACGATAGACAAATTGTGCGTCTAAAGCAATTTATTCCTGCCGAACAATGTTCGTTTAAAGAATATTTTATTCATTGGGATTGAAACGAAAAGACCCGCCGGAGCGGGTCATTTATGTGCTGGTGATAATGACAGGTTGTGTAATTGTGAGGCTTCTGATAATGCCTTTTCTTAAAATCCGCCTCTGCAGCTGGATCGTTTAACCCGGCCCACGATGTTGACGCCCGCAGCTTGCTGCGCGGTGAGAACCATCTCGGGGTAGCGCGAATTTTCACAGATGATCCGAATGCCTTTGTTCACGAATGGGAGCACTCGACGCACGCAAAGTTGAGGATCTAATTCGTCGAGAACTATGACGAAAATCCCGCCGTTCAACGGTATCTCTTTATCTCCTAAGTCCGCCACCACCACGTCTGACGCGTACATACGAGGCTCCATCGTATCGTCTAGTAGTTCGAAGCATCCAATATTATCGGGTTTGCTATCCAAGTCATTCACCATGAACCCGCCGAAGAGGTGAGTCGTGCGTTCTTCCACACTGTATGTAATGCCGCCTCTTGAGGCATTTGGCCTCGCGGTGATTATTCCAATGGCCACGTTCTCGTCCTTTGGTATCTCGTTGAGACACTTAAACTCGCTGAGATGTCGGGTGTGGCGTCCGACGTCTGGATCACCAGTATTACCCCGTATTCCGTTATGTGCCGGTATATCCGAAAACAATTGCGCGAGCGTTATGTCTAGTGCCTTCGCGATCGCAATCATGGAGTCGTTGGTCAGGCTTTGGTGGCCGTTCTCGATTTTTGAAAGGCTCCCGGTGTTGATCCCGGTTCGTAGGTTCATCTCTCGGAGCCGAAGGCCACGCTGCTCGCGATGCGCTTTTATTCGTTTGCCAATTTCGGCGTTTTCTACATTCTCGGCTTCGCTCACGACGCTCGCTCCTTGAGGTGTCGCTAGGTTTTTCCCCGATGCTCGTGCTCTTGTTAGACGGGTATTACGAGCATCATCCATAAACGTATCATTGTTAATATTTTGCTTCACGCGCACAATTCCCTTCGTAAACTTTCTTACATGTGACATAAAATGAATCCGTCCGACCAGAAGACCGGCGCCTCTCCGCTGCGAAAAGTCCGGCACCTGCGTGGCCTGACGCTGCAGGAAGTCGGCCGGCGCATGAACATGGACTCGGGCAGTATTTCGCGCATCGAAGTCGGGGGTCAATGGCCCCCTAAAGACCTACTGGTGCGGCTTACAGCGTTTTACGCGCCTGACCTGCTCGAGGTGCACATCCTGTTTCCGGAGCGGTACATGAGCTTCGTTGCTCCGCCTCTGGCCGTTAAGAAAGTAATTAAAACTGTAGACAAATCCAAATAAAAGGCGTCAACGTCGTTATTCACAATACGCATCTTATGCGTTTAACGCAAAGGGTAAACGTTCATCACGCGAAAATATTCGCGTTTGCACCTAAAACTACGGTGCGGCCCGGGCCGCATCCTTCCCTGCCAGGCGTAGGCAGGCAGCGCCACACGGAGTCGATCCTCGCCTTTGTGAACTAGAAATCCGACGACCAAGCTGCGCGCCATGAATCACTCTTTTGACATCGATCACGCTGCTCGCTTCGGGACCAACGAAGCGATCCTGATCGAGTGCATCGCCTTCTGGGTCCGCACGAACAAGGCCAATGGAACGGGCGAGTTCGAAGGCCGGACCTGGACCTACAACTCCGTGCGCGCCTATGCGGTGATGTTCCCCTACATGTCCGCCGGTCAGGTGCGCCGCGCGCTCGAGCACCTCGTCGAGCTCAACGTGCTCATGGTCGGCGAGTTCAACGCCAAAGCGGGCGACCGGACCAAGTCCTACGCGTTCGTCGACGACCGGCCTTTTCAGCCTGAAGTCGACCATTTGTCGCTGGCAGCAAATGGTCCCGAAACGCCCGAAACCGACCATTTGTCATTGGCGACAAATGGTCCCGAAACACCCGAAACTGACCATTTGTCACCGGCAGCAAATGGGGCCGACCATTTGTCACTGGTGCCAACTCCATTTGTCACCAGTGACAAGTCACTAATAAGTACAGTTGTAAACACAGTTAACCCGGCGGTGAAGCCCAAAAAAGCCCCGCCTGCGGCGCCTGATCTCGCGCCTGGTGAGCCGCTCTGGTCGAGGACCGACGAGTCGATCATGGCGCGCGGAGTCGAGCTGGGCGTCGCGCCGCTTGTGGGCGAATCGATGACGGCGTTCAAAAACCGGATTCAGGCAAAAACCGACCCGGTGAAAGCAAAACCCGCTCGCGCAAACGTTGCCGTCTCCGCTTCTGTGCAATCCCGGGCTCCGTTGCCCCGGCCAGCCGTACCGACGCCCGAGGTAATCGCGGCCAGACGCCGAGCGCTTGACCACGCGCTGCACGGTCAGCAGGGGAGACTGCATTGAGTTCCGGCCTTCGATGGACAGCCGCCCAATTTGACGCCCACAGCGCCCGTCTCGCCGCTGCGCTGGCGCCGGACGTCCCAATCCCCGGGTTGGCTGTGGCGACCCGGCCACGGCCCGCTGCTGCCGCGCAGGCGGTCAATGCTGAGGCGGTTCTGCGTGCTCACGCGGCCACCGAGCGTTTTCAAGCGCTTGGCAGAATGCCTAAAACGTCGATGAACCGGACGGAGGCGGCTTATGCGGAGCTCCTCGACGAGCGAAAACACGCGCGCCAGATCATCGAGTGGCGGTTTCACCCGATGAACGTACGCCTGGCACCGAATACGTTCTACGAGGTCGACTGGCTGGTGTTCGCCGCCGACCTCGGGCTGGAAATTCATGAAACGAAAGGTGGTTTTACGACGGTGCACGGCCAGCTGAAAATCAAGTTGTGCGCCGCGGTGCTGCCGTTTATTCGCATGTTCAAGGTCACGCGCCTGGCGAAGAAGCTCGGCGGCGGATGGCACAGCCAGGAGTATTTCGCATGAGCGCAGCGATGGTTTCGATTGGATGGCGGTTCGACCGCGCCCTAGCGGCGCTGCGCACAGGGCGGGACGTCGACTTCACGAAGTACAGCAAGATTTTCGAGATCGACGAAGCCCGGACGATTGTGATTTTCATGGACGCCGCGTGCTCGCTCGGCGTCTGTCTCGAGGTGCGAGCTGATCCGGTGCTGCATTGACCAGCTTCAGGAGCAGATGTGATGGAAAAAGACGCGGCGGTTGCGGTCCTTTACTTCCGGCCAGATGGGGTGCCCGGGCGCTATTTCGAGTGTGCGCATTACGGCGTGATGAGCGTGGGGGCGTGCGCGCGTAATTTCTCGGCGGCGCCGGAGTCAGCCAAGACCGGGCGTCTGCAGCGCTGTGTCGGCTGTGCGATCGGCAGGAAGCACGCAGGGACGGTGCTCGACGAGCCGGTGAGCGCGCGGGTCGCCACCTCGGTGGTGTATCGCATCGCGTGTGTGCGGTGTCGTCGCGACGGCAAGCATTCGGGCACGCGGCTGATCGGTCGGCTGCGCCTGGTGCGGGGCCACACGATTTGCGTGAGCTGCTTCAATCGCGAGGCCGAGGTTCGCCGCGGTGCGAATTCGAAGGGCGCCAGGCCGAAAAAATGGGCGGGTTTGTTCTCCACGCGTGCGGCCTACGTGGCGAGCGCGAAGGCGGTCGTGCTCACGCATCCGAGTCCAGTTGTGGACCGCATTGAGCTCGCGCTGACGTTGATTCGGTGCGGCCACGACAGCGGCATTGTGTGGGCGCGCTCCGTGGTCCAGCGCGACATCGAGGCGAAGGGGTAGGGCGTGCGGGTGTTCCAGTTCGATCTGTTCGATCCCACCGCGACGAAGGACGCCGGCGAGCCCGAGGCCGTCAAAAGGCCGCGTCTGTCCGCTGGCTGGCAGTTGGCTAACCACGCGTGCCGATTCTGTTTCGGGCGCGTGCTGCAGCGTGTGGCGGGGGGCAGGGTGGTCGAGGTGCGCTGCGCGGAGTGTGGGAAAAGCGCGGACGGCTTGCCGCGGATGCTTTGTTGCTGCGGGGCGGAGTGTGGCGATCTCGGGTATGTGCTCGAGTGCGTCAGAAACCGGAACGTGACGAATGAAGTCCCGCACGAGATCCTCGTGCGCGAGCGGCTCGTGCCCGTGACGACGGAGGTACGTCCAGCTTCCCGGCCGGTGCTCGAGCATGGCACCTCGGGGAGAGAAAAGTAACGCTGCTTGGCGGTCGTGACGCGAGACTGGTTTCATCGAATACGGTTAGTTATCAACGGGAAATACGATGAACAGGCTGCAGTTTGTTGAGGCTGTCGCGAAGATTTCGAAGCTCGGTGTCAAGCAGGTGGCGTCGGTGTTGCTCGGCATCGAGGAAGTCGCGGCAGCGGAAATTAAAGAATTCGGCCTGGTGCGCGTTCCCGGCCTGGTGATGATCAAGCGGCTCGACCGCGGCGAGCGCCTGGTGCGCAATCCGAAAACGGGCGAAGAGTTTCTGATGGGTGCCACGATTACGGTGCGATCGAAGCCTTCGCTGGCGTTTTCGGACCGCATCAAGCTTGAGAATCCTGTTTGACGGTGCGGTCCCGCCAAGCAGGTTCAGAGGCGGTCAATATCACTTGCAGATGTGAGCGTGGCGGGTGTGGGCCGGTCATCGAGGCATCACACAATCGGACAGGCCCGAGCTCCCGGGTTAGTCGCGCGTCGCATCGGACGGCCGAGAAAGAACGGCACCAACACCCCAAGGACGCAGATGAATATCTCTTGGTTCAAGCTTCGGGGCGATCGTCGCCTCGAGGCGCTTTTAGTCAACGTACATCACAAACTAGGATTAATTATGAGCGCTCTTGACGACCTGACGGCAGAAGTAGCCGCGAACACGGCAGTGGAAGCATCAGCTGTCACCTTGATTACGGGCATCGCTGCGCAACTCGCTGCGGCACTCGCAGCATCGTCGGCCTCGGAAGACCCGGCGCTGGTCGCTCTGACGGCCCAGCTCACCGCGAGCGCATCGGCATTGGGCGCAGCAGTCACGGCGAACACTCCGGCTGTCGCACCGGCTGATCCGGCGCCCGCCGATCCGGCACCGTCTGACCCTGTACCAGCTGATCCGACCGCTTAATTGAGGTTCGGTTAAAAGGGCGAAAAGCAGATGCGTGGGGCTCATTAGCTATGAGCCTTTTCCGATAATCGACGCACGAAACCCCGGTTAGGCGTCGGCCCGGAAGGCCAGATTATTGGCCCTGATGGTGCGGAACGGGCGCGTAGCGGAAGTAGCCCCCAATCGATGGCCCGGGCGTATCAGCCGGCGGCAATGTCTAAACCTTGGAGTGAAAGATGACCGATACCTTGCAGCAAGCCGCAGATGCGGTGTTGAAAGATGCGACGGATGCTGCTGCGGCCGAGGCCACGTCGGGCACTGCGGCTGCTACGCTGTTGGTGGCCGCCGACGCGGCTCACATCGTTGATGAAGCGGTGATCGCAGGCACTGGCGTGGTCGCCGCGGCCTCGACCGAGATCGAAGCGGAATTGCCTGCTGCCGAGACGCTGTGGGAAAAGATCAAGGCGGATCTAGCTGGCATCGTCGAATGGCCTTTGCATGAATGGGAATATCTCGAAGCGGCCGTTAAACGGCATCTTTAGGCTGGACGGGCCGGGTCGAACCCGGCACCTTCAGAGAACGGCATCGGGGCCTTGCGGCCTGCGCCCCGTCGGGAGTGGATCCACACCGACGATGGTAAAGACCGGTGCCGTTCTCTGAAGGTAAAGCCGGTCGCGATGCCGGTAGCAGAACCAACCTCTGCGGATCGCTAAAAATGCCGGGTTGCCACCCGGGACGGCGCGTGCGACGAGCAGGTTAATGCTGACTGGACTTCGTGTGCCGCTGGAGTAGCGACCAGACGCCTTCTTCGAACCCCAGCCCGGGATGTAATGGGCACCTCGGTGGAATGCCGAGGGCCATCATGCAAGACGGCTCATGGCCCGTTCGGGCCAGCGGGCAGCGCGAACACGATTTGCTTGTGAGCCGTCTTGACATGAAGGTGAATGCGCAGGCTGATGCGCAGCTGCACAAGCGGTCCTTGTTCGCTCCTACGCGGGTGCAGCCGCCAAATGCCGGAAGATGTCAGCACCGGTCGCCTTCTTCGATCAAGTAGGCCACCGTCAACCACCAAGGAAACACCATGAGCTATTCGTTTAATATCCGCGCTGCTTCGAAGGCCAATGCGCGCGAGCGTGCAGCCCAAGAGTTTGACAGTGTGGTCGCTTCGCAGCCGGTGCACGCGCAAGACCGAACGGCGGCACTCGCGGCGCTCGATGCGTACCTGGACCTGCTGGTGGATGACGCCACCCGCGACATCATCGTGTCAGTCAACGGCTCGGTGAGCTATGACTGGGCACCGGATGTCGAAGCCACGGCGGTCCCACTGACCAACGCTTCGGTGGGCGTGGGCGCGTACTTGGCCCCCCGCGAAGCGGCCGAGTAAGCCACGAGTCACCTTCTTCGATCAAGCGTAACGGTGCCCTCTGGTTTTGCTTGCGCTGACAGAGATTCATTGGAATGCGTCCGCAACGTGGCATCGTGACTTGAGTAAGGGAACCGGCTTCGCGCCGGTTTTTTTACGCCCGCGTTCTGAAGGGGGAACGCCGCACGCGGATGCCGCGCGACTCGCGCTCGGCGAGCAGCTGGTGGTAAAGCCTGCTCATGTAGATGGCGGGTGACGAGATGCCCGTCTCTCGAGCGGCCCGGTACGCGGTGGCACCGTCCTTGATTAGCTCGATTGCGGCCAGCATCCGGGCGCTCGGTATGTTCACTTGACGACCTTGATGGCGGTGCCGCGCGTGTCTGCGACGGGCTTCCTCACCATAGCTTCGCCGAAGCCGTCAGCGGGGTAGATTGAGTGGTGGCAGTGTGGGCATATCGGCACCATCTTGTGCCGCCGCCACGCTTCCTCGACCTTGAGCGCGGCCTTCAGGACAACGGTCTTTTTCTCCAGCTCAATTTGCCGCTCCTCGCGCGCCAGAATCTTTTCCCGGGCTTTCCTGTATTGCTCGAGGAAATGGTTCATGGTCCACCACGCGGTCAACTGCACGCCGCAGTCGTCGCACTTAATAATCTCGCCTTTATCGTCGAGCGTGATGTGGAGGTGCTGGCACTCAGGCGCTGGGCGGAAAAGTCGCTGATCCCGTGTGAGGCGCATCTCCTCAATGTCGATGACGACTCTCATCGGTTGGGCACGCGGGGCAGGGCGTTAAATTCGGCCATGTCCATTGCATGGATCAAGTCCATTGCCGTCATCGGGCACGCGGCGCAAAGCCGTACGACCTCCTGCCTGCCATCGGGACGTACGACCGTGACGTCGTGGTCAACCGCAGGCAGCAGGTCGCTGGCGGGCGTGTTGGGGTTGCTGGTGCATGCGCTGATGGGACGGAGGCGAGTCGGTTTCACGGCGGTGGTCCTGAAAACGGTTATGCGCTTTTCGCCAGCGCGGACGGGAAGGCACGCGGGTGACGGGTTATCTCGATTTGACCGGGCAGGCACATCGTGACGGTGCCGTGCTGATCGTTGGCGAGCAATTGCGTGATCGTGCTGATTACCGACAGCGTGAGGGCCGCAGGCGGCTTCCCGGCGAGTAAGTACGCCTGCAGCGCGGCGACCGCGGGGACGACGTCGGTCCGGACCAATTGCTGAAGCTCGAGCGTTTTCATAAATTTTCTCTCGTCTGCGGCCCTTTGTTGTCGCGAGGGCTCGACGTTGTTTTCGGGTGCTGGATTTAAGGGCTGTTTCTCGTCTGACTTATTGCTCGAATCCATCATGCCCATTACTCCGCACACATCAAAGAGAACGTTTGTTATCAAACGATTTTATGAAAAACGCCTATTCGATCGCTGCCTTGGCGAGGCTCCAAGCCTTGCACCACGCGCAAATGGTCCCAGCCTTCGCGCCGTTGTCAGAATCCCACACGCCTGGCACGCTGTGGCCGTGTCCTGGCGCATTGCCGTCGTCCTCGTCGTCGCCGAGTTCGCGCACGACCGCGCTCAGGATCTCGCGGAAACGTTCGGCGTCCTGGCGAAGTGTCTGCATCGTCTGGTAAGCACGCACGCGCTCCATCGGCATGTCAGTTCGCTCGATCAGGATCCTCGCGCGCTGGACTTGGTCGGTGTGGTTTGCCTTCCAATGGTCACGCTCGGCGGTCAGCGTCTTGATCTGCGCCTGTAGCGTCGACACATCGGGATCTGTCGTCAAAGCGTCACCCGCGACTCACGCATGAATTCCGGCGTTGCCTGCATCGTTTTGATGGCGGTACCGCGCTCCTCCTGCGTGAGCAGATCGCGCAACACCATGCGGGCGAGCGTGGCCGCTCGGTGCGGGTCCAGTTGCACGCAACCCGGTCCGGTGAGGTCTTGGGGGATCACATGCCAAAGGAAGGCATAGGCCCGGGCAATGCCGGCGAGCTGGGCAGCGATGCGCACATCCGGGTCGTTGTTCTGGTCAGGGGTCGTTTCGGTCGTCATGATGCGGCTCCTTGTCGCGCGATGCGGTCGCGCTCGTTTGCTTCGGTGACGCTCAATTCCTCGGCGGCTCGGACGAGCAGCTTGGCGACGGTGGACTGCAGCAGTCTCAAAATAAGCACCGACTGGCTCGTCGGACCGCTGGACATTGAGTCGGCTACGCGGTCTAGCTGCCAGCGCGCCTGCATGTAAAGCTCCGCGGTGTTCTCAGGCGCCATTGGTTCGTCTGGTGGTTCGGCGCGGTCGGTCATTGCTTGCCGTCCGGCGGGTTGTGGCCACGGCCTTCGTTGTTTGCAATGAATTCTTTCATGGCCACGATCATGTCCTCGCGACTGGCGCTGGAGATGTAGTTCATCCGGCCTTCATGGGTGCCTGTCATGAAGATCATCAGCGTAAAGCCGATGGGAGGAGGGAATATATCGCCCAACACATGGGCGATCTTGTTCATTGATTCGCGATAGTCCGCTTCGATTGGTCGTTCGCCGTCTGTGGTCACTGTGGTGCTCCTTTTTGGAGATGGCTACATTTGGAGCCATCTCTTTGTGGTGTGTTCATGCTGGTTTGCCGTTGACGGCCGCGTGCACGGCTGCGATCAGCAGCAGGCCGATGTCGTGCCGCATCTTTCCGTCCTCGACGCCCTGGTGAGCGATTCGGGCGAGTTCGACGGTCAGCGCGTCGACGTTCGGTTCGATGCCCGCCGCGGTGCGCGGCGCTTGGCCCATCATCGCGCGGTACACGGCGGCGCAGACGTCGCGGCCAACCTCCGGTGTGGACTGGCGGTGCCAGTTGACCGGTCGCTCGGCATCGCCGGCGCTGAGCATCCGGTCTGTCGGCTCGAGCGGGGAAAGCTGCCATGCGGTTTCGTCGAAGGTGATCGTTTTCAATGCAGCCCCACGATGATGGCGTCAAGCGCTTCGCACTCGCTGGGATCCAAAAGACGCCCTATGTATGACGGCGGAACCTTGGCCGAATACTCGGGTGGGAGTCCCGTTCCCCGCACTTCGCCTCCCGGGTTGCAGCCTGTGAGCCATGAAGTGGTCATTGCTTCGCCGAAGCCGTCAGCGGTGACGATGCACGCGCCTAAGAACTGGGTGCCCTTCGGACGACGCGCGTCGGCAAAACTCAGCCAGTAAAGCGTGGGAGTAGCTTTTTTGCTGGTCATGGATCGACCTTTTCGTTGGTGTCGACGGAATGGTCCGCCAGCGCGGCGTCGATGCGCGCGAGCAGCTCGACGGGCACGCTCAACGTCCGAAAATTGCCAATCGGCAGACCTGTGCGCATACTTTTGTTCGCGTGGCGCTTGAGCGCGGCCAGTTCGCGCAGCAGGTCGAGGCTCATTTCAGCCCGCCGAAGTCACTGTCTGGCACGATCACCACATCGCCGTGGATGCTGTATTCGTTTACGCGGCCACACTTGTCGTGGTAGATCGCGGTGGCCTTCGGATTGATCGGACGCCCATCGACCATGCCTGTGTCGTCCACCAGCATGACGTGGATGTGATCGGGCAGGTTGACGCTGTCGAGGCATTCGGCACCGATCAGTTCGCAAACCTCTCTGATGGACAGCTTGCCTGGAAGCGGCGATTCGGCGCCGTCGACGCGGATTAGCTTGCGGGTGACAGGTGGGTTATTCATGTTGGGTTTCCGGTGGCAATGACGGCTCGAGCTTCGTTGCAGAGTGCTCCTGCAAAGCATTCGCACGGGCCTTTAGGTGGGATCGCATCTTGTGGGCATCCGTGATAGTGGTGCTCGCCAAACTCGTGCAGAAGGCGCCTGATCATCTCCAGTGGAGCGCTCGCGGCTTGCGCATTGGCTGCGCCGCCGTTATAAGGCGTCGATGGCTGAAACCCGTCATCGACTGGACCGTCGGCAAAGTCAGGACCGGCATCGGCTTGCGCACTGGCTGGGGGTGCGGCGTCGTACAGCGGGTGAAGTTGGCTATTGGCTATGAATGTCGGGGCCTCGAAACCGATAGCCTTGACCACGCTGCCACCTTTGCCGAGATCGTTCCACCAGTACGCCGTTGGGTCTGTGGTGCTGGCCTGGTCCAGATGCTTGAGCACAAATGACAAGTCGCCGTGCGTTTTCTTCCATGCTGGGTTTGCATCGCTGGGTCGCGCGCTCGCATGTGCCCGTCGGATCTGCAGCAGACGCTCATCGCCCGTCATGTTGCCGCTCCGCTCGCAGCATCTGCGTGCGCAATCGCAATGTTGATCGACTCAATAATGCGAGTGGTCATGCTGTCGGTATCTGTCTCGAGCGTCAGTTCGTTGCCTTCAGCGTCGTCGATCTCGACCGATCCCGAGTCTTTTTCGAGGCAAATACGCATGACGTAACCTATCGGCAATTCGGCTGCTGCGCGCTGCATCGCCTCCTCACCGGCGTTGGCTTGCTTCCTTTTCAACAGCGCGACCGCGTGAAGGATTGGACCGGCGCCACCCGATTCTTCAGGGTCGATATCGAGTGCATGGGTGATCGCCGCAAGATCGCGCACGGCATCTTCAAACATACGCGTCATTGCCCCGAGTTCGTCGCGCGCTCGCTCGATTTCGTGATTGGAGTCGGTCATGGCGCGTCTCCCTTTGCGAGGGTGCTCGGGGCTTGCGCATTGGCAGCGAGAATGTTTTGGGCTGCGGCATACATATCGCCTTCCTGTAATTCCCATGATTCCCCTAGATGCCCGGTCGTCTTTTGGCCTTCTTTCTTGATGGCCTCGACTACGGCTTCTTTCGTCAGCACGGCTTGCGCATTGGCTGCGTTATCTCGATAGCGCGGCCGAGCGGGCGGGGGCGTGGCGCGGGCGTACATGGCGTACGGGCCGTCCTCCGTGTCGTAGATATCAATGAGCATCCACCCGGTGCCTTCCGGCGGGGTGGGAATCCAGTACGAGCAGTCGGCATCGGCCGCATCGTTGTAGCGGTCGTATGCCTCGCTGTCGTCCGCTTCCATGCTCACGAAGTCGGATTCCATGCCGAAGGCTGCGAGGAACAGGTCTGTTCGCACATCCTCGTCGTATAGCGGAAACGCCGGATGCGTCAGCCAGCCTTCGGCATCGCGGGCGATCTCGCGCGGTGCGAGCAACGCGTCGCGCAGGCCCTCGAGTTCGGCGGGAGCAGCGATCACGGGATCGGTCATTGGAGGACCACGCTCAGCGGTGGCACAAACTTCATGGCCAGACGCGTCATTGCGGCGAGCTGGCGCACCGCTTCCGGGCCGTCGATGGTCGCGATGTCTTGCAGAAGGGGAAGGCCGGACTTGATCGAGTCCATGACTTCATATTGGGTCGCCGCGCGTCCCTGCGCGTACCACTGCGTATCGGTCGGCTCGCCTAACTGGAAGACGACGCCGCCGTTGGATTTGATCACTTTGAAGGACGTCGTCACCCACACGAGCGTCACGCCCGGGTTGCGCTCGAGCATGATTCCACCCGGTGCGTGTCCCTCCTCGGGGAAGTTGGCATCACGGCGTACGGCTTTGGGCATGATCAGGAACGGGCACGCGGTTGCTGAAAAGACCGAGCATTCGCGGTGCGCCGGCGGCTCGGCAGATATGCGATTGACCGAGCACATCGGCCCGATGGTGAAGGCAACAAACTTGCCGAGCGGCTCGCCACATACCCAGCAGCGCTTCTCCTTCACGCAGCGGACGAGTTTGTCGCCGTCCGCGATGCGAAAGTCCGGCTCGCCGTCGACGTACCCAACGAAAAATGGGATGGGGTAGCCTTTGCTACTCACTGGCAGGGTTCGGATGCGCTCAGGCATGAACGGCAGGGATTCGCGGTGCGGATGGCTCATGCGGGTTCCTGTGCGGTTGTGTTCGGGCAAATGAAGAGGGTCATGCTACACGTCAGCGTTATCAAAGCGGTTTATGGGTCGTGGCGCTTCGTGGGCGCTGCGCCTGCACGCTGGGCCTGCTCAATCACAAGCCTGGCGTCGACGCCGACCTCATACACGGTGTTGCCCACTTGGGCGCGGGCGGTCAATGGGCCGAGCGAATCTGCGCCTGGCGCTGCGGAGTTCCAGCGGCAACCGGCGCAGCGCGCGTCGAGCGGTCGGCTCAGTGTGTACTGGCAATCAACGGAGAACACGTTTTTGACGCTCACGTACCGCGGGTGGCGCTTTATGTTTCCCCAATTCATATCCTCGACGTCGTATCCGTCCTGTGCCATGTAGGTCGTGGACTCACGCGGCTTGTTGTGGCATCCGTACGGGGCAGACGTGCTCATGGAGGCTTTCCTGAAATCCGCTCGCCTGTGTGCCAGCGCGAGCGGCGAGACGTTACTCGGGTGACCCTAGCAGGATCTTGGTGCCCGTCTCTCCCTCGATCTGCGACCAGATGGCGCGAAACGCTGCCTCGAGCACTTTGTGTGGGCGCACGAGTTCGTACCAGATGTGCAGCTGGCCACCGTTGACGCGGTACTTGATGCGCGCCTCGATCGCGTACGGCTCGCCGTTCTCGAACACCGGAATGGACAGGACCATTACCGTGGGCATCGTGATTTTGTTGCCCGCGGTCGCGTTGACGTCCTCTTTCCAGACAAACGTCGTGCTGCCGTCGCTTAAGCGTGCGGCCGACACGAAGCTGGCGTCCTTGCTGGCCTCGAAGTTAAGCGCGACGGTTAGCATGGTGGAGCCGTCCGGCGTCACGATATCCGGGAGGTTGTCCTCGATCAGCGCGGCAAATTCAAGCTGGTCCAGCTTCGTGCGGTCCTTGTCGGTCCACGTTTTCCACTCGCGGGAAGGCGGCACGGCAAACTCGACGCGGTATTCGCGCCAGTTCGCGCCGTCGTTCAGGGCTGGTTTGTCCTTCGATTCTTCGTGGTCGTCGATCACGCCGAGGATGCGCGCCGGGTTCAGGGAGGCATAGATCAGGCTCTCGACGCGCTTCTGACGATTGAAGTACGAGGTGAAGCTGGCGGAGTCGCGGAGCTTTACCGTGCCTCTGGCGCGAGCTGGCTCCGTGAAAATGTCGGTAACAGGCGCGACGGTGTAACCGGGCGGCACCAGCACGAACGGCTTGCCATCGGGCAACGGGCTTTTCTGGATCTCGGCCAGACCAGCGCCGGCAGCGAGGACAGCGGCGAGGTCGCGCTCGCCGTTTGATGCATCGATCTTCGACATTACATTTCCGAATAGTTGAGGGGTGGGGCGCTACGCGTTAGTTGCTGGACGAGCGTGAGTCGGCCAGCGAAATGCCTGGCAGTTCGGTCTGGCGCTCGCTGTGGCGCGACAGGTTGTTTTCGAAGGTGGGGAAGAACACCTCTGCGGTTTCCTTCTCGCGCGGCAGGGAGGTGGTGACCTTGCCGGTCACCTCGAGCGCGTCGGCGACCTTGGAGAACGGCTTCACGTCGATAGTGACGGTGATCTTCCCGGGCTTGCCGGTGTCGCGGACCATCGACACCAGTTCGTTCAATTGATTGGTGGCTTCCTCGACCAGTTCGCCGCCGCGTAGCTCGACCAGCGTCTGCGTAAATGCTTTCTTCATCTCAAAATCCCTTGTAGAAGAACCAGATTTCCGGATTGCACCGCGCGTGGCGCGGCCAAAGCCGGTATGTCAAGTAGGGCGTCACGTCGCTGCGCGTGGCGAACTATTCGTGTGGAAACAAGCGTTTTTCAGCCTCGAGGGACCGGGAGGCAATGGGCAGTGACGACGCAGCCGTTTTTGCCGCTCAGCCAGACGACGGAGGTGTGGCCCGACAGAACCATCGCCGGGGTGCGGGTGGTGTGAAGCGTGGGCTTGCTGATGCCAAGCACTTCGGTGTAGGAGACGGTGTCGCCCACGTTCACGATGGTGTTGAACGCATTGGCTTCCTTCTCCGGCTCGGAGATGTTCCTCATACGACGCCTCCGACCTTCTCGAGCGCGGCACGCGCGTGGCGCATCCACACGGTGACGAAGTCGATCATGTCGGCACCGCTCAGGTTGGTGTCGTTCTCGATATCGGGGTATTGCTCGATAAACGCCTTGATAACGCTCACGCAATCTGTCGCTGCGCGCTCGGACGTGGACGCTTGGCCGCGCAGTCGTGCTGGCCACGATCCAATGATCCGGCTGCTGTCGCGGTTGTAATCGCTGTGGAGCACGCTCTTTGCCGGTTCGAACGATTGCCAAATCTGAACCAGCCTCGCAGCCTCGCGCAAGCCGTCCGCGTAGGTGATCTGCGGTCCCGGGACGATGGACGCGCCGTCGCCGAAGTTGATGTCGCTCATTTGGCGGCTCCGGCTTTCACGGTCCGACCGGCCTCGAGGATCGGCAGTCCCGCCTCGGTGGGCACGTAGATGACCTGTCCGCCTTTGCCCTCGCTGTCTGACAGCTTGTTGATCCACAGGTAGCGCAGGTACGCCGCGCCCTCATCGCCCTTAAGCGACTGCCCGATGATCGCGTTCGCTTTGGCGACGCCTCCCGCCCGGATCACCTCGGCATTGGCGAACGACTGCGCGCTTTCTTCCTTCGCTTTGGCGTCCTGCACCTGCACCAGCTTGCTGTAGTTCGCCTGCGCCAGTTCGGCTTCGCCGTCCATGCGCTGCGAGTAGACCTTGTATTGCGGGTAGCCCCACATGCAGCCGCCGATGGACGACACCACGATCACCGCGACGGCGAGAACGAGGGTGCTGGTCACGCGTACGTCACTTGCCATTTCGACTCCTTTTTATGAGCGTTATCAACGGATTTAGAGCGCCTTGAGGCGCTCGCCATGCGTGTGGATCGGGGGGGGTGCTACCGCGCGCTTCGCGTGTGGGAAAAGGCGGCATGCGGCAGGACTGGCGAGGCCGGAACCGCTCGAGCGGCGGGCGCGTCACCTTCGATGCGCTTGATGCGCGCCTTGAGCATGGTGGTGCTGTGCTCGTAAAACTCGCGCTGGCATTCGTGCTCGACCAGCAGGAAGCGCGCAGCGGCCAGCTTTTTAGCGGCCTCGCGCTCGGGTGAATAGGTGATGAACAGGTCGATCAACTTCCCGTAAAGGCTCATGGCTTGGTGACTCCGCAGTCGTGATGCTAGTGGGCGATGGTGAGGTGGCTAACACCGAGGGCAAGAGCGACGTACCAGAGGGTTGCGATGGGGAAGCTGAACCCAAGCATCCAGCCGATGACGCGCAGGCTTCTGGCGGGGCTGTGCGTCGTCCGAAATCTGCCGCGCAGCTTCAGCAGGTCTGTCTTGCCGGGGATCGTCGTGTGCATATCGCCTCTTGTTCGTGTGGGGCAAGTATGTAAGTTTAGAATCTTCCCCGCAAGAAGATTTTGCTTATAACGCAAAAATTCCGTGATATTGTTGTCGTGTTGTCATTGATAACGCTCACCGATTGGTGATTCTGTTGTCAGGCGACAAGCCAGCCAAGCCTTTGTAAACAAGCGCGCGTTCATGTTGTCGTGACGCCAAGCTGGCCGAATCGGGTTTTTTGCGGGACAGGAACAATGGCTCGGCCATCGATTAGTAAAGAACAGTGGACGGTTGCTCGCGCAATTTGGGAGAGCGATCCGGTCGTGACATTCGCGGAGATCGCCGAGGACTTTGGCGTCACGCGTCAGGCCGTCCAACTTCACGCCCGACGCCACGGTTGGGTGAAGCGCCTCGATAAGCAGACCGTTTCGGATCTGGCTCACGCTGCGGCGGATTCAAAACTTACAGGATCGCCGGCGGACGGATCCAAGCCGGCGGGGTCTGTTGTCGCGGACACGCTTGAAAAACGCATCACGCGCGCTTTGCCTGATCTGCCGCTCGGTGCGTCGCCTGAAGACGCGCAGAAGGCTGCTGAAGCCGCCGCGATCGATAGACGGGCGGAGGTGTTGGGTACGCACCGGAAGGAGCTACTGGCCGCTCGCACGCTTCTGTATGGCGCGATCAAATCGAAGGTGCTCGACGAGGCCAAGCAGGTAAAGATCGCGGCCGAGGCGATGAAGATCATCCAGGACGCCGAACGAAAAGCCTGGGGTCTGGATTCCGATGAAAAGGGCGGTCGTCCGCAGGTCCAGGTGATCGTGCATCGACGCGCGGGTAAGCCGAATGGACACTAATCGGGTCTTGTTCGGGGATTGTCGCGCGTCGCTGCGCCTGATGGCCGCTGAAGGTATGCAGGTGCAAACGTGCGTCACGTCGCCTCCGTACTACGGCTTGCGTGACTATGGCGTGGATGGCCAGCTCGGCCTCGAAGAAACGCCCGACGAGTACGTTGCCGCGCTGGTGGACGTGTTCCGCTGCGTGCGCGACGTGCTGGCCGACGACGGCACGCTCTGGCTGAACATCGGCGACAGCTACGCGGCGAACCGCGGCTATCAGGTCGCCTCCACGCTTATGAATGGCAAGGCCACGAACGAAGCGCAGGCCGCTGGCGGTCGTGGCATGAAGGCCGCTGACTATGGGGTGAAGCCGAAGGACCTGATCGGTATCCCGTGGATGGTGGCGTTCGCGCTGCGCGCTGACGGCTGGTATCTGCGCTCGGACATCATCTGGTCGAAGGGCAACCCCATGCCTGAGAGCGTCACGGACCGGCCGACGAAAAGCCACGAGTACTTGTTTCTGCTCGCAAAGTCCGAGCGCTACTACTACGACCACGAAGCGGTGAAGGAGCCCGCCGTGAGCGATCACGCGTCGGGTAACGGCTTCAAGCGCGACGCGCGCTTGTCCTACAAAGACGCCAATGGCGCGCGCGGCAACGATGAACAGTGGACGGATATTGGCGGTAGACGTAATCGCCGGTCGGTGTGGAGCGTCAATACGAAGCCGTACAAGGGTGCCCACTTCGCCACGTTCCCGCCGGGACTGGTCGAGCCTTGCATCCTCGCGGGCACAAGTGCGGAGGGGCATTGCCCGGTCTGCAGTGCGCGTTGGCAACGTGTCACAGACCGTCAGGCGACCGGCTGGAATGGGAGCAGATATGGCGAGGCGGCGCAGGCGGCGACCGGCGGGGCGATCAGCGGCGGCACTGCGCGCAGCACGCTCGGGTCGAGTAACGGCAGGCTCACCGCCCAATACCTCACGACCGGCTGGCAACCGACCTGCGCATGCGGTGCCGATTCGGTGCCCGACGTGGTGCTCGATCCGTTTATGGGCAGCGGCACGACTGCGGCTGTTGCTGTCGACCTTCGTCGGGGCTTCCTCGGCTGCGAGCTGAACCCCGAATACGAACATCTTCAAACCGAGCGGATAACGCGCGCGCGTGCGGCGCTCGCCGAGCGGCTTGCTGCCGCCTACGCCGCTACCGCGCAGGGCGATCTGTTGAACCCAAATTCGTCTCACACCGTAGTTCAATTCGAAGGAGCAAAGGCATGACGACCACTGTAAAGATCACCGTTTCGCAAGTGCATGAAGGCGCGCATGTCGAGGTGCAATACATCGATGCGACGTCGAAGAAGCCGGTCGGACTCGCTGCAAAGCTTGCGCTCGGTGAGAGCGCCGATGTTGTGTGCCACGACGCAGGGTCGCTGCTGATAGAAGAGGTTGGCGGCATTTACCAGCGCGGCGTCTGAGCATGCGACGCCTTCCTGCGCGGACCGACCTGTTCGGAGGTTCATATGCCGCTTGACGCTGCGCAGGAGGCCGTGTGGGCGGCTCAACGTATCGAAAGCTATGCGCGCTTCTATGCTGCGGTGGCATCGGCTAAGGCGGGCAGCTTCGCGCTTGGGCGAGCGATTGCCTCGCGGGTGCGTGCGGCGTCTGGCGACGAAGCGGCCGAGTACGCGCTTGCTGAGCTGCGGTCCTGCACGGAGCTGTGGAAATGATCATAAGCACGGGCAAAGAGGCAGGCGCTGAATGGGCATTCAAGCTGCTCGCGCGGGGGAAGTCGCGCACGGGCCTTGGGATGCCGCTTGAGGTCACGCGCTGCGCGACCGATGCGATTCGGTCCGGTGCCGGTTATCGGTTTATGCGTGACGCGCCGGAAGACGTTCGCGAGCAATACGCACTGATGTACGACGGGATCATCGCGGCGGAGGGGCAGCGTGACTTTTAGCGCGATCACCTTCGGCTCAGTGTGTTCGGGCATTGAAGCGGCGAGTGTGGCGTGGGTTCCGCTTGGCTGGCGCGCGGTGTGGTTCGCGGAGATAGACGCGTTCCCGTCCGCGGTGCTTGCGCATCGGCATCCGTCGGTGCGGAACCTGGGGGATATGACGCTGCTGGTGGCACGCGTGCAGTCGGGGGAGATTGAGGCGCCCGACGTCCTGGTGGGCGGCACACCGTGTCAGGCGTTCTCGCTGGCGGGGCTTCGTGCTGGTTTGAATGATCCACGCGGTCAGCTTGTGCTGCGGTTTTTGGAATTGGCAAATGCAATTGACGCAGCTCGACTTGTTCTCGGAAAGCCCGCGTGTGTCGTCGTCTGGGAGAACGTCTACGGCGTGCTCAGCGACAAGACCAACGCCTTCGGATTCTTACTTGGTGGGCTGGCCGGCGAAGATGTTCCACTTGAGCCGCCAAGGGACGCCCGTGGCCTGAGAAAGCCTTGGTCGCACGCTGGTGCTGTGTATGGACCCCAAAGAGCAGCGGCATGGCGGCTCCTCGACGCCCAATATTTCAGAGTGGCACAACGACGCCGCCGTTGTTTCCTTGTGGGCAGTGCTCGAGCGGGGTTCGATCCAGCGAAGGTACTTTTTGACTTCGAAGGCGTGCGCCGGGATTCTCCGCCGAGCCGAGATGCGGGGGAAAACGTTACCGGCACTCTTAGCGCGCGCACTTCAGCAGGTGGCGGACTTGGGACCGACTTTGAACTAGCCGGTGGCCTGCAGGTGTGCTCGCCGGTCGTGTGCCTGGCGCACGGGCAGGGAGGGGCCGAGGTGTCGGAGGACCGGTCGCCGACGCTCACCTGCAACCACGAGGCACCGATCGCCGTGTATGCGTTCCAGCCGCGCATCGCGCGCAATGGTCGGGGCGATATGGGCGAGCTCGTCAATGCGTTGACGGCCACTGCTGGCGAGACGGGCAAGGGTGATGCTGCGCCGTGCGTCGCACTCGCGTTCAAGGCTTCGCACTTCACGCGCGGTAAGGATGGCGCTCCGTCTGAGGTCTGTCCGCCGCTGTCGGCCGACGCCGACAAGGGCGATCAGGACACGCTGGTGTGTGCGCCCACGGGGATCGCCTTCGACGCCCGTCAAGACCCGGTTTCAAACGATCACGTCGCAGGCGCGCTCGGCTCATCCAGCCCGCAATCGCAGGCCGTGTGCGTCGCCGGAGGCATGGCGGTGCGTCGTCTCACGCCGGTCGAGTGCGAGCGGCTTCAGGGATTCGCGGACGGCTACACAAACGTTCCGTACCGCGGCAAGCCTGCTGCGGACGGTCCGAGATACAAGGCGCTTGGCAATTCTATGGCCGTGCCGTGCATGGCCTTTCTTGGGCGCCGCATCGCGGTCGCTATTGGTGAGCTTATTCGGGAGCACGCATGAGAACGATCTACAAGTACCCGCTCGAGCGCGGCGTGACTCGCCTCGATGTTCCGCCTGGTTCGACGCTGGTGTCGGTTGACATACAGAACGGCGAGCCGATTGGCTGGGTGATGCACGACCGGGAGCGTCTGCAGGCGAAGGAGCGCGAGGCGATCATCGTGACTATCGCGCGTACGGGTGGCGACATACCTCGGGAGTGCGGAAGCTATCTGTCGACGTTTTTCGAGCACGGCGGGCTGTACGTGTGGCACGCGTTCGCCCATTACGAAGGGCCGGTGAATGGCTGATATCTCGATGCCGACCGCGCTGGTGATGCGTAACGTCGCGGACCTGTTGCCGTATGCGAGGAATGCCAGAACGCATTCGGATGAGCAGCTGGCGCAGATCGTCGCGTCGATGACCGAGTTTGGCTTCACGAACCCGATCCTCGTCTCCGGTGACGGGATCCTCGCGGGGCACGGTCGGATTCTAGCGGCCGAGAAGCTCGGGCTGACGGTGGTGCCGACGATCGACCTGTCGCATCTGTCCGAGACGCAGCGGCAGGCGTACGTGCTCACTGACAACAAGATCGCGCTCAATGCGGGATGGGATCTCGACATGCTGCGCGTTGAGCTGGAGGAGCTGGAAGCGAAGGGGTTTGATCTGTCGATCACGGGCTTCGGCGCGGACGAGCTCGAGGAGCTCCTGCATCCGGATCTGGAAGCGCCTGGTGGTGATCCGGACGAAGTGCCGGAGACGCCCACGGTCGCGCACTCGGTGCTTGGCGACGTGTGGATTTGTGGCGCGCACAAGGTCATGGTTGGAGATGCGCTGTCGGTCGATGCCTGGGACGCGCTGATGGGCACGGAGAAGGCGGACGTGGTGTGGACGGACCCGCCGTACAACGTTGATTACGAGTCGAAGCTGGCCGGGAAAATCAAGAACGACAAGATGGGCGACGGTGCCTTTCATGAGTTCCTGCTGGGTGCCTTTGTGGCGCTGTTCACGGTCATGAAGTCGGGTGCGGCGATCTATATCGCGCATGCCGATACGGAGGGCTACAACTTCCGCAGCGCCTTCCTGAAGGCCGGGTTGAAGCTGTCGGGTTGCCTCATCTGGAAGAAGAACACGCTGGTCCTCGGGCGTAGCCCGTACCAGTGGATCCACGAGCCGATTCTGTACGGATGGAAGCCGGGAAAAGCGCACCGATGGTTCGGCGGCCGCAAGCAAACGACGGTCACGGATTTAGGCGATGCGTCGCCGTTCGAACTGCAGCCCGACGGTCGCTGGGTGGTGCGCGTCGGTGAGGAGACGCTTGTCGTGTCCGGCGATGCGCTGGTGGAGCGCGTTGAGACATCGCTGATCTATCACGACAAGCCTGCGCGCTCGGCACTTCATCCCACGACGAAACCGGTCGGACTTGTCACTCGTCTTTTGAAGAATTCCGCGCGTCGCAACGACATTGTGGTCGATGCCTTTGGCGGTTCCGGCACGACCTTGATCGGCTCTGAAATGGTCGGCATGTGCGCGCGCCTGATGGAGCTTGACCCTCGCTTTGTCGACGTGACCTGCGCTCGTTACCTTGCCTACACGGGCCGCGTGCCGGTGAGTGCGGTGACCGGTCTGGAATTCCCGCGCGGCGTGCTCGAGCGGCTTAACGCCAAGTAAAACGGAGGTTGTCATGTTGGATACGACTGACCATGAATTGCGTGGCGGATTCAAACGCGCTGAGCAGGAACCGGTTCGACTCACGAAGTCAACGCCGCCGAATACCGGCTGGGTTTGCCCGCTGTGCCGCGTGTCCAATGCGCCGACCGTGCGCCAGTGCCCGTGCTCATCGGCGATTCGGCCATGAACGCTCATCAACGTCGGATCGTGCGTCGTTCTCTTGGCCGCTCTCTCGCACTGCTTGGCGAGCCGTTATTTGAGCCGCGCGTTGCCGCTCCGACGATCCTATTGAGGCATATGTTCGGGATACCCATCCTCGACAATCGGGCGCTTGCCCGTATGAGCATATGAACGCTCGCCAGCGCCGGTTTGTGAAGCGCCACCGCCTGCCTGCTGGCACGGAGGTCTGGTACCGCTCGAGCCGCTTCGGCTGGGTCGTGGGCACGGTCATGACGAATCAATGGGATGCAGGCGCGTACCGGGTGCGCGTCAACTTAGACGGCGAGCGCGAATACCCGCTGATTAGCGATCTGGTGTTCGTCGAGCCAGAGGCCATGTCGTTGCTCGCGGTACCCGACCAAGCGAATGCCTTCGTTGAATTCGTCGAGCACATGAACCGCCAGATTTGCGGTGCGTTCAGTCCTCCGCAGCGTTACTTCTTTCCGCCTTCATCCACGCTCCCGGGCCATGTAATTAACAGATCGGATGGCGTATGAGCGACGTGTTTAAAGGGATGTCGCTTGAACGCCTGGCGGAGCTCGCTGAGAAGTTCGGTATTGACGGTCCTGCCGATGGCCTTGTCACGTTTGCTCGCGCGATCCGCTTTGCCGCTTTGGCTGTGGACGGGCGCCCGGTGCTCACGCCGGTCCATAAGGATTCGAAATGATTGATACCTACGCGCCAAACACGAACGGGCGTGACTTCATTGTGGGCGATCTGCACGGCTGTTTCTTGACGCTCGAGCAAGAGATGGAGTCGGCGGGTTTCGATACGGACCACGACCGGCTGTTTTCAGTTGGCGACCTGGTGGATCGTGGCCTTGAGTCGGAGCGCGCGCTGGAGTTCATTGACGAGCCGTGGTTCCACCCGGTGCGCGGCAATCACGAGCAGATGGCGATCGACTATCTCTGTGGGCGAGTCAGCGGCAGCGACTATGTGCGAAACGGCGGGGCCTGGTTCATCGGCATGCCGAAGGTGGAGCAGCAGGACTATGCGGTGGCGTTTCAGATGATGCCGCTCGCGATTGAGGTTGATCTCGGGCGCTGTCGCATCGGCATCGTGCATGCGGATTGTCCTGTCGAAAATTGGGCCGACCTCGAGGCGGCGCTCAATGGTCCGAACCGGGACATGTTCGAAGAGTGGATGTTGTGGAGCAGGGCGCGGTACGACGAACGGCGCGCGGATGGCGTGAAAGGCATCGACACGGTGTTCGTTGGGCATACGGTGGTCCCTGCTGGCTTTCGGCTGGGGAACGTCGCCTACATCGACACAGGGGCCGTGTATGGGCGCGAGTTGACGCTGCTGAATCTGAGCGCACTGCCATGAAGTACGGTCCTTTCAACATCGTCGCGAAAGCGCACGGCGACGCAATGGTCATCGAGGTCAGCCAGAAGCCGGTCGCGCCGCTCACCAACCGCTCGCGTCGCCGTGAGCGGCGGTTTAAAGCGATCCATAAGCGCGAGCTGGTGAAAGGGCTGATGCGGTTCAAGGGCGAGCGCTACACGCCGGAGTTGTTCGCGCTGATTATGGACACTACGTTCTCGATAACGGACCGCATCAACGAGCGATTCGGGCACCTGACGCCTTGGGGCGTGACGTGACCTTTTACTTTCTGCTGTATCTGCACTGGTGCGTTCTGTTCTTTGATCCGCGCGCGCCGGGGGAACGGCACCACCCGCTGTTAGGTCATCGGGTCAACACCTGGCGATGAGGCCGTGAAAAATGATTGAACGTAAGTTGTCCGACTTGGAGTTTCTCGCCGTCGCGGATTCTATGTACACGTTTGATAGAAGCGGCGTGAACTTCGCAATCGGGGCGGATATCAACGCCTTCGTGCATGACGTCCGATTGATCATGGAAGAGCGCAACGCCGCGAACGCGCGAGCAGCCGCATCGGCCGTTGATGCGATCAAATATCGGGCGCAACGCGACACACAAATCCAGTTGAAGCTTGGTTTGGCGGCCGAGACGGGCGAACTGCGAGCGCGCCTTGGCCTCGTGCGCACGGAGCGCGACGATCTGCATCTCGCGCTGGGTGCGATGAAGGTGAAGCCGGCGGTGTCGGCATTGGGCACGGCGAAGATTGTCGTGCGTCCTGACGGTTCGATTGAAATACAGGCTGATCAGGTGTCGATCAGCGGTCCCGTGTCTGTCGCGGCTCTCTCGTCGCCCTAGTTGGTCAACCAGTCGGCATAACCCAAGCGGCAGGCGCGTTCGTAGGCGACGTGAAAACACGGCGGGGCGCTGCGCAGGTTATGGATGCCGAGCAGCTTGGGATTGAACGTGGAGTATTCGTGGCCTTCGTTGCCGTAACGGGCGACGAGGGTGGCTGGCAGGCCGGTTTGCTCGCACAGGTACAGGTCGTATTCCTCGAAGCGGCCGAGGATCACGCCGGGGCTGTCGGGGTGGGCGAAGCGCGCATAGTACGGCCATGCGGTTTGCCAGCGTCCGGCGATCTCGGTTCCGTCGTTGGCGAGGCGCAGGCCGGTGATGATGATGCCCCAATCCTCGACGTAGGCGGTTTCGCCGTCGCGTTCGCGCTGGTTGAAAAACTCATTGAGCGTGGTTTGCATGGTGTCGAGCGTTGCGCGGTGCATGGCGCATCCTTATCGTGGGTTGAATCCAGCGTCGGCAAGTGCTCGTTGTACCGCTTCCATGCCGTCGATCATCGAGCGTGCGAGCGCTTGGCGCTCGGTGCGTGAAAAGTGCGCTTCGGTAAACTGGTAGAACGTTTCAAAAGTCGAGCGTTTTGCGAACTGTGCCAGCTGTTCCGCCTGCTCGGCTGTGATGGTCGCTGTGAATGTGACTTCGTGCATCGCCTGTCCTTATATCGAAAGGGTGATCAGTTCGCTGATTCTCATTTAATGTGCTGTGGGCGTGGCATCGAACAGCAGCATCTGGTGTCCCGCATAGTCCGGATCCGCGCCCGTTTGCCACGGGAAGGTGCCAGCCGGGTCGGGCCAGATGATCTGCACGGCGCGCACGTCGTCGCCTTCGATCGCGCGTGCGGCACGCAGATAATCGGGGAGGTGGTTGGGGTGCACCGTGCGGAACATGACGCTGTAGCCCTCCACCACCCGGTCGTCGGACGCACTGTCTTGGCACGTCAGGGTGCCTTGCTTGATGCGCTCGCAGGCTCCGGCGAGGATGCTTTGCGCCACTTCGGGCGGCAGGCCCATGATGACCAGTTCGGGGTGCTGGCAGTTTTCCGTCAGGCCGATGGTGTAGGCGAAGGAGGGTACGGGCGGCTGCGCCTCGGGGTCGGCGAACACGCCCATTACGGTCCAGCCATGCTGGTCGATGCGCTTGCGCAGTTGTTCGAGGATCGGGTTATTCATCTTGGTCCTTGATTAGCCGGGGCACGCCTTGGGTCGGCAACGTGAGCGGGATGTCGGTGGGGTCCAGCGATTCGCGGATCGCTTGTTCCCACATATTCGTGTTGTTCAGGCGCTCCGCGATGCCCTGCGCATCTGCAAGCCGTTCCTCGAATTGCGTGATGGTGATGGGCGGTTTTGCTGGATCCGCTTCCCACTGTGAGGCGATGGCGCGAAGGACGGTGACGTCGACGCCGAGCATCCGGGCGATCACGGCATAGCCGGTTGAGAGAGGGTGATCCACGCATGTCTCCTGTATCTAGTGGGGGAGTTGAAACACAGTGACGATGATTTCGGGCGCGGCCATCACGAACACGATGCGCGAGCGCGTCATGCAGAAGTACCGCCCCTTGAAGCCGCCCTTGTGCCATTGCGGATAGGCGACCGGGTTCGACGCTTCGATGCGCCGCTTGGTCTTTTTGCCGACTCGCTGTTTGGCCTGTGCATACTCGTTTTCAATGTCGCGCTCGGGGAACCGTTCGGCCCATCGTGTGCGTGCGTGGTCGGAGATCAAGAGGGCCATGATTACTGCTGCCTTGTCACTTGCCTTCGGGGCGACGTGCCTTGCTAAGCATGGCATCTCGAAGAATGTCGTTCAGGCGGCTCTGATAGCCCTTGCCTTGGCTCTTGAGCCATTCCAGTACGTCGGCGTCGATACGCACCGTCAATTGTTGTTTGACGGGTCGATAAAACCTGCCGCGCGTGGCTCCCTGCCAGTCCTGCGCGTTGGTCGCCGGGATGTCGGAGAAGTCGATCTCAGATTCCGGTTTCGCGGCCAACGCTGCGAGTTCGCGGCGAATTGATTCAGGCACCTTGTTCATAAATTTTCCTTTCTTGCTTAGTCGCACGTCGCGCCGAGATGATGCGGATGTGTTCCTCGCCGCTCTCTGCTTCGTACCATGTGTGAGCTACTAAAAGCAGGACGACGTCGCCTGCCATGCCAACGGTCTGCCACCGTGCTTCGCCGTTCTCGATGCGATCCTGCCGTGAGACGTGCAGGGGGTCATCGAACACAAGGCTGGCGGCTTCAAAACTGACGCCGTGGTTGCGCTGGTTGCTCTTGTTTTTGGCGGCGTCCCATGAAAACAATTTTAGCTCCATATTTGTAGTTACAATAGTGTAGCTCTAATTTGGTCAAAGTTCAACGGCCGGTTAAACGCCTGAAAGCCTGTGCCGTCGTGACGCCAGACTCGAATGAACATATTCGGGGTATCTGATGGCTCACGCACTTTCCAGCTTCTCGCGCCCGTTGCTGTTCCTGAAGGCCGCGATGCATCAGGTGTACGTCCCGACCTTCTCGCGTGCCGACGGTGTGGTGGTGAACGGCCATTACGCGATGCATGCTGCTGGCGGCAACAGGCCGCCTGCGCTGAAGGTGGTTGCTGCGGTGGCAACCCCTGCGCCTGTTCGGAGCGGTGGCCACGACGCGATCGTGGGGCATTTGGAGGCGATTGCTGCGGCCAAGCTGCCCGCGTCGAATACGAATGCCAAGTCAGTGAACCCGCGGCTTGACGTGATCGCTGCGGCGCTGAAGTCGGGCGACCCGGGGCTGCTCACGATGATGTCGTACGGTTCGAACAACTACGGGGTCAAAGCCGCGAAGCTGGCGAACCTGGCGCTCGAGGCGCTTGGCTCGGACGAGCGGGTGTCGCCGGGGCAGAAGGGCGTTCCCGGGTACCGCTCGGATGCACAGGCGGCGGCAGCGAAGGCGCGCGCCCATGCCGAGCGCACGGTTCATCCGTCGCAAGATAGCCTCATGACGGCGATGGCGAAGCTTGGTGGTGTCAAAAAGTCCGAAGCTATGAAACAGTGGGGCTACGGCAAGAACGATCTGAAGGGCGCTTACGTGGGCATCAAGCCGGTGTTTTCTTCGCAGGGGTTGAGCGTTGAAAACATGGGCGCGGCGCTGCACGAGCTGGGCTATCTGCGCAGCGACGAGCATGGGCGCTTCGACGGTCGCGAGCTGGAGGAGCACGTTTCGAATGCGCTTGGCGGTGCCGATCACTTCACGCCGGACGGGTTCGTCAACAAGGCGCAGCAGGACCAAGAGGAGCAGTATCAGGGCCTTGGTGCGAGCGACGTAAAGGCGAGCGGCTTCGATGAATTGCCTGAAGAGGCACAACAACAGATTGAGGAATTCCTTGATGAAAACCCCGACTTCTCAGCCGACGAAATTGCCAGTTTCGAAGGTGCTCAGCGAGTGGCAGACGAGGATGACGTCCCGTTTGAGCCACTTGACTTCGGCGCAGCGCAAGGCCACCACCGCGACTTTGGTCAACCTCATGAAAGCTCGGGCGGCAGCGACGTCCCGTTCTAAGCCGGAATAAACCGGCTGCTTGTCTCCGCGTCGTGACGGTAGCCTCGAATGAACACATTCGGGGTTCTCATGGCTCACCTGCACGCTCTGTCCAGTCTCTCGCGCCCCCCGCTGTTGTTCCTCAAAGCGACGCAGAAAAAGCGGGTGTTCGTTCCTACGTTCACGCGGCGAAATGGCGTGGTCGTGCAGGGACATTACGCGATGGTGCATGTCTCCGATGCGCACGACGCTCACAAAATCCTGTCGGGTGAGGGATCGCATTCGCAGAAGGCTGCGCACGCGAAGCTCGTTAAAAAAGACTGGTTCCAGGCGTTGCCGCATGACCACCAGCTGCCCGTCCTGCTCGAGCACGCGACCGAGATTCAGGATAAGGCCAGCGCCGGTTCGGTCCTGTCGACGCTCAAGAAGAAGGTTCTCGCAGGGCAGAAGCCGTCAAACGCTGAAATGAACGCGTTTGCCGCGGCGCCGGGGGATAAGCAGAAGGCGTTGCTGGGCGAGTTCACTGCGGGCGGGAAGGGGGCATCGTTTGGCGCGTTGTTTCATCAGCACGCGGCGTCGGTGCCCAAAGTTGCAGAAGTGCCCGCAGTTATGCAACAAGAGCCTGCGGTGACTGTGGTAGCTGCTCCGGTGCCGGTCGCGCCGAAGGTTGTCGGGGCCACGCAGGCGGCGCCACCTCCTGCGGTGCCGGTGCAGGCTTCCACGCCCGAATGGAGCGACGAGAAGGGGGCGATCGCCTTGCACCTCGACGCCATCGATAACGCGAAGCTGCCTGATTCGAACACCAACGCCGCGTCAGCGAATAAGAAGCTGCAGGCCATTGCAGCCGCGACGGCCAAGGGCGACGTGAAGTCGCTTTTGATGATGGGTTACGGGTCGAACAATTACGGCGCGACGGCGGCGAAGCTCGCCAACCAGTCGTTGGCGCTGCTCGGTTCCACGCATCAGGTGTCCGCTGGCCAGAAGATGGCGAGCCACCCGGGGATGAGCGGAGCGCCTGCTACGCCGACGGTGGTTCCCACTTCTCCTACCGGGGAAAGCGGGAAAAGCGGGGAAACCGGGATTCCCGCGTCTCCCGCGCCGGCTGGCATTACCACAAAGCTGAAGCTCGACGGCCACAGCGTGGAGATTGCGCCGGTTGCCGGTGGCAAGTTCTCACTGTCGATCGACGGCACGAAGGAGGGTGAGTACGCGTCGCCTGGCGCGGCTCAGGCGCACGCACACGAGGTTGTCTACGAGAGCGAGCCGGCCGCGCTCACGCCGACCGTGGTGCCCACGCCTGGTGTTGCAGCCCCAGCGAAGGACTCGGCAGCGGTCAAGAAGGCGAAGGCGATCGATCCGGCAAAGGTCAGCGCGTGGCTTGCGGCGGTGCCAGGCAAGGCAGACACGTCGCTGTTCGACGGTGTTTCGACGAAGGCGAAGGACAAGTTTTTAAAGTGGAAGCAAGCGGTAGGCAAAACGCACATGCCGGAATACAAGGCAGGCTACGTGAATGTCGCCGTGTCGTCGCTGTATGGGATGACCGATCAGGTGCTGCTGAACAATGGTTCGTTCGTTGCCGTCACCGATATCCTGATGCACGGTGGCTGGGGGCAGGTCGCGCCGGCCGATCCCGTCGCGATCCAGAAGGCGGCGATCGCGGCTTTGTCTGGCGTGTCGACACCCACAGTCGCGGCTGTGCCTGTCGCGCCAGTTGCGGCCAAGCCGGTCACAGCGGGACTGCCGCCCATCCCGCTCGGTATCAAGCAGGCGCAGGGCGTGAAGGCCATGAAAATGGCGAAGCTGGGGGACGTCGCGGGGCTGACGAACCTCCACGACAAGCTGGTCGCGCCGAAGACGAAGGCGTACGTTGGCGAACTGCTCGCGGCTATCAAAAAGGCGCAGGGCGTCTCCGCCGCTGGCGCCTCGGTTGCGAACTGGGAATTTAACAGCTCTGATCATGGCTTTAGTGGCGCTCCGACGCTGTATCTGAAGAAGGAGGGCGTCGATCACTTCATCGTGAAAACGCCCGAAGGCGAGTACGAGGTCTACGGCATCGGCTCGGGTGATCAAGAGACGGCCGGCGACGAACCGGAGATATTCGGTTCGAAGGAAGATGTGCAGGAGTATTTGTCGGGCGCACTTGATGTTCACGTCACGAAGGCGACGCTCGCGAAGCTCGACAGCGGTGCTGATGCTAGTCCGAAGGAAGGCGACACGAAGCAGGGCGCAGACGGCGCGCTGGTGTTCCAGAACGGGCGCTGGCACAAGCAGGGCGACGTGCTCCCGGTGGTGCCCGTCGCTGTGTCGAAGGCCAAGGTCACGCAGCACGTCTATACGAACACCGAGGAAGGTCACAACAAGTTTTGGGCCACTGCAGTCCAAGGCAGTATTTTGCGCACCACGTACGGGAAGATCGGCACGAAGGGTTCAGAGACGATGAAGCTTTTCGCGTCTGAAATGCAGGCGTATGAGGCTCAGGCGAAACTGATCAAGGAAAAAACTGCCAAGGGTTACAAGTTTCAGGATTCCGTCTCGGTGGAGGGCTTTGCGCCTGCTCAGGCGGCTCCGGTCAAGGTAGTGGGCGCTACGGCTGGGAGTGGCTTCGCGATCCCGCCCAAGCCGACGCCTACCGTCCAGGTGACGCCGAATGCCGGACCGGCCGCGCCAGTGTCGATTGACGCCTGGAAGAAAACGGGCGAGCAGGGCGGCTACAACGAGGGCGGCACGTACGTGGATCCGCAGGGCGTCGCCTGGTATTGCAAATTCCCGGCCGGCGGTGAAAAGGTCGCGAAGAACGAACTGCTCGCCGGGAAGCTGTACGAGCTCGCCGGGGTGGATGTCGCCGCGGTGAAGTTGATCACGCAGGGCGGGAAGGTCGGACTCGCCTCGAAGATCGTCGTGGGCGCGGCGCCGAGCAAGGCGGCGATGCTCGCTGGCACGGCGCCCGGGCTGCTGTCGGGCTTTGCCGCCGATGCTTGGCTTGCCAATTGGGACGCGGTGGGGAACAACCCGCAGAAGGGGTACGACAACATCCTGATCAAGCCGGACGGCTCGGCGGTGCGCATCGATGCGGGTGGTGCGTTGCTTTACGGGGGAGCTGGCGGGAAAAAGCAAACCTTCACGGACAAGGTGACGGACCTGAAGACCATGCTCGACCCGGCGAAGAACGCACACACGTCGAAGGTGTTCGGGAAAATGACGCCGGCGGATATCGCGGCGTCGGTGGCGAAGGTCGCGGCCATCGATCCATCGATGATTGCGGCGGTGGTGGAGATGTATGGCCCGGGCAACGGTGAGGAACGCGCGCGCATGGCGGCGAAGCTGATCGCGCGACAGGCTGACATGCTTGAGCAGTACCCGGCCGCGAAGAAGGCCGCAGAGAAGGCTCAGGCGAAGGCTCCGAAGCCCAAGGTGGAGAAGCCTGACCCGACGAAGCTGAAGGTTGACGCGTCGCTGTTGCCGCCGATGCACAACTTCATGAACTGGAATGGTTCGGGGAAACCCATTTCAGACAAGCCGTATGTGGCGCAAAACATCATTGACGAGCAGGCCATTCTCGCGTTCGCGTTGAAGGGAAACCTGGTCGCGTTGAAGGCGTACAAATACCAGCCGGTCGACAAGCTCACGGGCCAGCCGCTCGGTGAGCCGAAGTCGATGGACCAGAACCCGTCGCAGTACGTGCGCGAGTTCTACGACTCGTGCGTGTCGTTCCTCGAGGTGGTGGCGAACCCTGCGGAGCCGATGCGCACGTATGACTCGAAAGACGCGCATACCGTCGCGCAGCTTGCGTCGATGTTCAAGCCGTTCGACTACGGTGTGTCGGTGGCCAGCGCGCCGGCGAACCAGCGGCTCGGCTTCTGGATCGCGTTGGGGGTGGCGAGCAGCCCCGCCAAATTCAAGCCGAAGACGGTCAGCCTGAAGTTTACGGAGGCCGCGAAGCAGGCGGCATATACGGCCTATACCCTGCTTCCGAAGACGGTTAAAACATTCATCAATGCGGTGCAGTCGTCGGGTTCGGCCAACCAGCCGTATCGCGACGGTAAAGAAGTCGATCAGCAGGGGCAGAACACGCGCACGGTGCTCGCTGACCTGTACACACACGCTGTTGCGCACGAGGCGGGGACGACGGTCAACAAGTGGATCAATATGCCCGATTCGATGGTGGCGCAGTTCATCGCGGAGCCGGAGGGCCTGGTGTTCCAGAACCCGGGTTCGATGTGCACGTCGCAGCACACGTCCAAAACCGCTAATTTCGGCAAGCACCGGGTCATCATCCACTATGCGGACGGGGCCTCTGCGATTGACACGTTCGGCTCGGGCGATCATCACGGGGAGGCGGAAATCACGACGCTCCCGGGCGCCCGGTATATGGTGTTGAGTCGGAAGATGGTCGCGGACGCCGAACACAGCAATCCGGGCGCGCAGCGGCTCGAGCTTGAAGTGTTGATGCTGCCGCCGGATGCGACGTATATTGCCAACATTCCCAAGAAGCCAACATGACGCCTGACAACCCTGAATTCTCGCCCACGGGCCTGTACCTCGACGATCTGGTGTCGACGGGCAAGCCGTCGCTGGGCGTTTTCCCGATCGTCTCGCGGATCGTTCGCGAGTACGTCAAGAACGTGCTCGAGATTCGGAGCGCCTTCAATTTGGGGCAGGGCGGGGCGGATGCGCCACTGGTCGAGATCGAAGCTGCCGCGCGGCATTGGGGCAACGTGTTCCTCGGGCGCGACAACCGGTTCGATGCGCAGCCGTGGAATACCCCTAACCGGCTTGGCATGACGCTGACCATGCTGTTCCCGGAGGAAACCAAGCATTACGGCGACCCGGGCGCAGCGGCGTTCATGTGGCTTGCAGGGCAAACCCTGCAGGCTTCGCAGTTTATGGAGGGTGGCGGCTCGGAAGACGAAGCGCGCGCGAAGCTCGAGCCGGTAGTGGAGGACTTCGAGCAACGTCTGATAGGGATCAAATAAAGGCGGTTCGTGATGCTACATTGGGGAGAACTAGCCAATTAGGTGTCACGAATGTCCGCACCCGTCCTGTTTCTGAAGGCTCACGTCAAGACGTTCACTCGCAAGGACGGGGTGGTCGTGCAAGCGCACGAGACGAAGGTGAACGCCAAGGGCAAGCCTGCCGCGGCTCCCTTAAAGTCGAAAATTGCGCAGTGGGCGGGCTGGAACACGAAGGCACCGCTCGATCTCGGCACCGCCACGGTGGCCGTAGACCATATTCCCGAACCCAAGAAGAAGGTTGCGGCCAAGCCGACCGGCTGGCCGTTCGTCGACGAGCAGGTCAAACCCGAACCCAAAGCTTCGAAAGTGGTTAGCGCCAAGTACGGCGCTGGTGCCGCTCGTGGCAAGCAGAGCGGTCTGTTCGGGTCAAGCTACGGGAAAGGGGCTTACCCGAACGCGATCACCCATCCCCAGCGCGGCGAGGGCGGTAAGCCCGTCAAGGTCAACGAGCCGTCTGCGGCGTCCGACGCGGCGACGTGGAGCGATCCTGCGGCTGTCGCCGTGTTCGTTCCCGGTGGCGATGCGCCGGCGGTGCTGAACGGCGTGGCGCTCGCGCCGTGGCTCGACCATCCGAAAACGCTCGAGGGCTGGGATCTGGTGCCCGGGCAAATGGACGACCTGGTTGAGCCGGATATGGTCCTGAAGGGCAAGGAGCCTGCGGCCGGGGTGGTGATTGAGGAGGCGGACGGGCGCATATGGATGGTCAAGCCGTCGAATGGCTTCGCGGGTTACGTCACCACGTTTCCGAAGGGCCACGCCGATGACGGTCTGTCGATGCAGGCTACGGCGATCAAGGAGGCATTCGAGGAATCCGGCATGCAGGTGGAAATCACCGGCTTGATCGGGGACGTTGAGCGCGGCCAGACCATGACTCGCTACTACCGTGCGCGCCGTGTGGGCGGCTCGCCGACGGCGATGGGGTGGGAGTCGCAGGCGGTGGTTCTGGCGCCGCCCGGGGCGGTCCACGGCGAGCTGAACCGGCAATACGACCGCACGGTCGCCTCGCTCGCGGGTATCACTTCTCCGGAGGGGCTGGTGGAGACAGCGGACGATTGGGAAAAGACGGGAAAGAACACCGGCACAAACCCGGGGGGCTTCTATACAGACCCGGCTGGCGAGCACTGGTACGTCAAGGTGCCGAAGTCGACGGCTATCGCGAAAAACGAGGTGCTCGCCGCGAAGCTATACGAAGCGGCGGGGGTGACGGTGCCCGAGTTGAAGCACGTCACGCTGGGCGGAAAGATGGCGATTGCCTCGCAGATCATTCCCGGCCTCTCGAAGCTGAAGCCGGGAGCCGACGTCGCGGGGGTGATGGACGGCTTCGCGGTTGACGCGTGGCTCGCCAATTGGGATGTGGTCGGGCTTGAGCACGACAACCTCCTCGAGGACGTGCTCGGGCAGGCGGTGCGCGTCGACGTGGGCGGCTCGCTGCTGTTTCGCGCGCAGGGCGAGCCGAAGGGTAAGGCGTTTGGGCACGAGGTGGGCGAGCTCGACACGCTCACGAGCGGCAAGAACCCGCAATCCGCCTCGGTGTTCGGGGGGATTACGCACGACGAGCTGATGGCGGGCGTGGCAAAGGTCGCCTCGGTACCGGTGGACACCATTCGGGCCGCGTGCGAGACGTACGGTCCGGGGACTGCCAAACAGCGCGTGGCGCTCGCCGATACGCTGATTGCTCGCCGGGAATATTTGCTTAATCTGCAACAATAATTGTGCGTTAGCCGCAAATAAAGACACGCGGAAACGGTTTTTGTGGGGATATGGATGGCAGTATGCATTCGTCAACTTCCCCACCAAACCGAGGTTTCCCCATGTGGATCTGTCTGAATCAAGCGTTTCTCTCCATCGTTTCAAACCCTGCCGACAAAGCCACGCTGCTCGTGCGCGCTCGCCGTGTTGGCGACCTCGAGCATGTGTTCGGTGCTGACACGGTGGTCACCACGATCCCGGGCCGCGACTATCAATTCCGCGCGTTCCTGCCGCGTGAGCAGGTGGGTCGCGTCATCGCCGCAAACGTGGAGATGATCTCGTATCCCAACTTCAAAAGCTCGGTGAAGGACGACTCGCTGCATGACGCGTACATGGCGATTTGGCACGTCATGGCCGATCTGCAACCGACGGCTCCCTATGCCGATGCGCCCCGCAAGAATTTTCGTAAGCATCCTGTTCGGACAACGCGATGAAAACCGGCCTCGGCTTCTCGACGCGATTCACCTTCGAGTGGACATACGACGGCGATGAAACGTTCGAGCATGAGCAGGTGACGCTCGAAGCCCCTGATGTATGGGCGGCTTGGCGGCGTCTCGCAGGGCAACTCATCAACGTTGCCGAAGGTTCGCGCGTTCCGCTTAACGTGAGGCTTCTTGACACTCCCGACGCGGTCGCGGCACCGCTTAAAACGCGGACAAAGGGAGCGGGAAAATGAAAGACTGCCCGTTCTGCCGCAACCCGCTAAATCCGGGTGCCACAGCGTGTGGCCACTGCGGTTCGTTTCTGCGAATCAGCACGCTTAGCTCGGTGCGCAAATTGGTTGCCCTCGTTTGGATTCTGTTCGGTCTGTTCCTTACGTGGGCGCTTTTCCCGGCACCGCTCGGCCCGATCATTCTCGTCTTGTCGCTCATCGTGTTTGTCATTCCGTCGAAAGTTGGTTGGACCAAGCATTAAGCCTCTCGCTGCACCGACACTCAAAACCACAAGGATTCGCCATGTCGATTTATACCGCTACGAAAATCAAAACGTTTGAAGGGATGGAAGGGCGCGGTTACAACGCGACGCTCCTGCGCGATGGAAAGCCCGTAGCAGAGGTCATTGACGACGCGAGCGGCGGCGGCACGATGTTCCACTGGCTGGACCGCGATGCGAAAGCCGTGGTGCGCACGGTGAACCACAAGGACGAGCCGCACGAATACAACGGCACGGTCGAGGAGGCGATGTTCGTCGCCTACTGCCTCACGCTGCCGAAGTGGACGTATAGCGGGATGACGTCGTTCCAGTCGACGGACATGGTGGTCGATGGCTTGGTGAATGCGGTCGAAACGGAGAGGCGTCTGAAGCGCCAGTTCAAGACGAAGCTGGTTTTCGTGGATGGTGGGCAGGAGTACTCCTACGGTTCGAAGACGAAGGGCGTCGATCCGCTGACGCTGGTGGACGGCCTGAAGCGCAAGCGTCCGACCGCCGTGATCCTGAACCTGCTTCCGCTGGAAGAAGCGGTCCGCATGTCGCTCGCACAGGGGGAGTGAATGTCTGCCCATCTCTCGCATTGGGACGCGTCGGCGCTCGTTGCCGCATGGAGCCACAGCACGCCAGTGGTGGCGAATCTGTTTAAGCACGAGTCGCTGTGGGATAAGTCGCACCGGCTCGAGTTCGTCGACGACCGTGAGCCAGCAGGGCACACGATCTCGGTTTCGTTCTGCGCGGTCAAGGATCACCCGGAGTGGATGCGCGTGAACTCCTCGAACTGGCGCTGCGAGGACGAGCCGAACAACATTTACCCCATCATTGAATGCCGCGTGTTCTACCGTCGTCTGGTCGCGGCTGGTTTCGAGGCTTTCTGAGATGCGTAACCTGAAGCGAGGCATCTGCGAGGTCGTTAACCCGGCAATTCGGCTGGGTTGTTATTGGAGGCTGAAATGAGCGGACACTATTGGAATCCGCGTTACATGCGCGCATGGTCAGCAATATGCGATAGCACCCCCGCCGATGAAACGGCGACGTTCAATGTGTATGACATTCTTCGCGCCGAAGGCATCCCAACAGGTAGTCATTGGGGGATTATCCAGAAGGCTCAATCGGGAGCACCGCATAGGATTGTGAAGGTCGCGCCATCGTTGTGGAAATGGCAATTTGACGTCCCGCTTCCAGACGTTGTCGTCTCGAAGTAGGCCACGTCCATGACCATCAAAGTGATCGTGCTCGCTGGCCAGACGTTTCGTGGCGTGACCTACTTCGGCGACGCTGCGTTTGAAATGTCCGACAACTACGCGCGGTACGTGGTCGGGACGGGCGTCGCGCGCTTCGCACTGCCGTTTGTCTACGTCGACTCGTCCACCGCCACCATCGCTGATCTGAGGGCCTTCGTGCTCGAGCAAGTGGGCCACACCGAGGTGT